TTTAATAATATTTTATTATAGAATTATAAAAATGGAAAATTTTTTAGAGAAATGTTATTGCTGGATTCGACAAAAAGATATTTCACAGAATAAAATTTCTAAAGAGGAACAGATGCTAGATATGAAATTACAAAATCAATTATCTTGCGGAGGGTGTTTTGCTTGCATCGATAAAATTACAGACTTTGCAAAGATTGCAAAAATAGGCACAAACCAGTTTGGGTTTTGTAGCGAAGAGTGTTATCACGAATGGTTGTTAAACCCAGTCGCTCAATTTTTGGCCCCTATTAATGTGAATTTATTAAAATCTTACCTCCGTGATAACCCGCAGTAAATAGCGCCAACACTCCTAAAATAGGATAAGTAATCGGATTGATTTGTTTTCGATAAACGGCAATATATCCCAATAATGGCGATATTAATGCTAAATGCATGACAGAGATTAAGAAATGTCTTCGCTGGGCATCAAGTGGAGTATCTTTACCCTTTTCTTGTTTTTCCGGAACGTGAGCATCCGGTTTAAACAATTGTGTAGGACCGTACCCTGGCCCTCGGTTTAATGGTACAATATCACAATTAAAATAATAATCGTACCACGCCATAGCAACATACGCAACAACAAATATGATAAATAATGTCAAATATAATAAGTATTGATTTTGAAAATGTGGTTTATATAAAAATAAAGCCATGCATATTAAAGAAAAAATGATACATTTTTCATTGAACACAAAAGGTCGTCCGAATAATCCACCTGCCATATATACATAAATACGATTAAAATATAACAACACTGTGGATATATTTTAAATTATTTAGCGGCGTTTGGTACGACGGTGCCTTTTTTTATGCTTGCGTTTCGTTTTCTTCTTGCGTTTTCTAGTCTTTCTCTTGTGTTTGCGTTTGCATTTTCGCGTTTTACGACCACCAGTATTGGTTTTTGCTGAACTAGATATAACTTGTGCTACCACTGGTGCTGATACTAGAGGAACCACTACTGGTATATCTAAGTAATTCATCCACCCATCTAAATTTTGTTGATTATCTAGAGTCATATTACTTCTGAAATTGTTTAAGCCCGACTCTAGTGCTGCTGCTTCCGCATGTTTTTTTGCTGTATTAAATTTGTTAATAGCTATATGATGTTGAGCATTCGAAGATAAGCTTTGATGAAAATGAACTAGTTCGCGTTGGCGTTTTGGTGTGAGTGTGTGCCAGTCTGGATTATGAGTTGGATTACTTTTGGTATAGTCTTTAATAAAACTTCCCATTGTTTTCATAGCTTTATTATAATGTTTACTTAATTTTCCTACTTCACCTCCTCCTCCTCTGGCTTCTGGTAATGCATTTGTTAGTTTTTGCGTACTCTTATTTATTTTTGCTATAAGTTTTGTTGCTTTCGTATGTTGTTTTGTTCTCAGCGCATCTTCATTTCTTGCTGCTTGTAACCCTCTCTGATGTTGTGCCTCTGTTGTTGCGAGTTGTTGTTTTACTTGAGCTCGCTCTGTTCTCTGTCGATTTGCTTTGTCTGTAGGAGTTTCTAGATCTTGTAGTCTGTGGTATCTATCTTCCAAGCTTCTGAATGATGCTGCATCTGACATATATAAATATACTCACATTAAAAAGTACCAGCGCGTTCTCTTGTTATAACACGATTCTCTGTTTGATTAGTAAGTTCTATTTCTTTCCAAACGGTACTTTGGTGGCGTTTTAAACGAATGATACGCTCGATATTTTCTATTTGCCTTCTTTTTAAATCTATGTTTTCTTTTCGGACACAGCGCTTTAATATTTTCAACATAAATCTACTGATGGTATTGTTAATCATCTGGAATATTTTGATAATTCCTCCAGTTACTCCGACAATTTCAATATATCCTTCATTTCCAGTGGTTTTATATAAATAATAATCAGCTAAAGCCCCGGTTAATAACGCATTGGATATAATTAACACTGTTTCTAGTATCAGTTTAAATTTGTATTTAATACCTTCATCTACATCATAATTCGGTAATTTTTTTTCATCAATAAACAAATCTTGGTAGTAGAGGGGTTTAGATGCAGTATAATATACTATCCATGGAAAATTCCAGAATAAAATTAAAAATCCAAAAGTAATAATCAGAGGCAGATAAACAAAATTTCGGAATTCTGGTAGATATGCCAATCCAAATACCCCAATCAAGGGTAAAAAATAACGTTTTATGGGTATATCATTACAACGGGGCAATTTACAACAATTATAACACATTATTAAATAAATAAATAAAGACTGTTTTAAGCTGGTTTTATTTATTTTTGGAGAGAAATTATACCCTATAGTAGAATAATATATAGTATCCTTTTTGAAAATTAAAATAGGTTTTGTATTTATCGGCAAAACGCCACTGTGTATCTTTATTCATCTTCTTTTTCCAATCAAAGGGTGTTATTCTCGCGAAACTTTCACCGTCAAAACCAAATGGTTTTCCATTACAAGTAATATAAGCTGAAAAATGTTCTTTTTGAGTATCTCTAAGAATCGCACTATCTAAGATATAAGTATGTTCTTCGCCTTTATGGTTAATTTTGAATTTATTGGGAATAGACCAATTTTTAATATGAAAATCTTCACTCCATCTTTCCAATACGAAGAAATCCAAAGCATTTCTTTCATTATTCAATAAGTTTTGAATATCTGATACTAACCGTTGTTTACTGTTCGAACCTCTAACTACTAGTTTCGTAAATACCAATGAATTTGATTTTAAATAGGTTATTAATCCATTATAAAAGTCAAATGGATTTGCAGCTTCGTTTGTTTTTACTATACTCAATTCCATTCGTTTCTCCTTTCCAAGATTTCTTGCAATTTTTCTGATAATTTTATTTGTATCCATCAATGTTGCTAGTGATATTCTTGGATCTGCGTCTGGTGGCACGCCAAGCAATGACGCTTCAATATATTTATTCATAATCAATAATGGCATTCTAAGTTCCGAAGAAATTTGCGTTCCATTTGGTAATTTTCCTGTAATCATAGCTAAACGCAAATACCTAAAAAATTTGCGGCCTTTATCACTAATAAAATGCACCATAAAGAAAGCATTAAACCAACAATTACCTTGAAGTTGTTTTGGAGCAATAATAGCATTGCAATCGACGGGTTTTTTACTTAGTAAATTGTCGATCATATAAGTTTGAGCAATTTTACTTTTTAATCCATAACATCGTCCTTTATGAGTGTCTTTTTTAATGTACAATTGATCTTCCTGGCACATGGCAAAACCAAGTTCTTTATGTGGACTGATGCTTTTTAGTGATGATATGATTTGATTTACAGTTGGACTAAATGATTCCGGTTGTTTGGGATATTTCTTTTTTCCCATTTTTTTAACCATATGTCTTAATTCTTTCATCGCTTTTGGTGTTGTATCTTTAAGAACAGTAATCTTTTTCGAGTTGCCTCTTCTGGTTTTTCTTGGACGTCTGGTCTTTTTACGTTTTGTTTTCTTTTTTTTTCCTGAAGTCATTTGTTTATATTCTAAAAATAATTTAATATCTGCAATCTGTATATGGATGACGTAGTTACTAAAATAACAAATACTGTGAAAAACATAAATTCTGGAAAAACTCCAGTAAAAATGAATGATGTGCGACCACCGGCATTTAAAGCACCTAAAACGCTTGCGGGAACAAGCGACGACTGGGATATGATGACAGTAGTAAAAATATTTTTAATTGTTGTGATATTAGCATTGTTCGGATTTAATGTATTTGCATATTTAGCAAAAGGCACAGATATTTTTAATAATTTTATGGCGTCTTACGGTAAATATATACCTGAAGGCATTAAGAAAACATTAAATTTAACTGAAAAAGGAACTGCATTAGGATTAGATATTGCAGCAGGATCTATTAAAGATGTTAAAAAAATTGTCACCAAGGAAACAGGGATAGCAGCCAGAGAAACGGGCGTTGCCTCAAAAACCTGGAAAGCAAGAGATAAAAAACTAGAACAATCTATAGATGCAGGAAATTTTAAGGGTTTAAATAATTTCCCTCAACATGAACCAGACCAAACTGATAGTAACGTTCAAGAAAAAAATAAAAAGGGTTGGTGTTATGTGGGCACAGACCGCACTTTTAGATCTTGTATTAAAGTAAATGAAAGTGATACATGTATGTCTGGTGAAATATTCCCTACTAAGGATATCTGTATTAATCCATCGCTTCGACAATAATATCATTTTTTATTAAATGAAATTATTTTTTAACTATTGTTGGCCAAGTTGCTGCATTTGGACCGGAGGACGGCGCCTGGTCATTTTCAAAGAACCAATTGAGCGAGAAGTAATGTGGAAAGACCGATGTTGTGTCGTCCATTGTCATATCTGGACCAGCGTCTACAATTTGTTCAATCTGTGTTCCGCTTAGTGCATAATCGTGGTACCATAAGTCGGATAACAGTCCATTAAATCCACTATTCATATTTACATATACATCTCCATAATTTTGTTTTGGAACACTCTTGAAGATATGACGCAATACAATTGTGCCATTAATGTAAACATCCATTTTATTACCTTCAACTCTAATTGCCACATTAATCCATTTGTTCATTGGAATATCATTAATCTCTACTTCTTCTGTGATGTTATTAAAGGTATTCATAATAACAATCAATGTGTTTCTGGTGGGATGAATATATAATCCCGGGGCATTATTAGGGTGGAAACTACCATTATCACTGCTACCAGTGTGAGCGCTGCCTTTGTGGAAAATATGTTTTCTTGTACCGGTGTTTTGAAGATGATTAATAAACAGCCACACAGTGTAAGTAAATTCTAAACCATCGCGCTGATTACTAGACCTCATTACAGGCATTGCGCCTGCAATAGCTGGATCTTGTGGCACCACTTTTGCTATATATCCTTGTTTCATACCCGATATTAGTTTTGGGTTCTTTGAAGGTGCTAAAAACCATGTTATAAGTTGGGAACCCCACCGAATAAGTAACACAAAACCGATGATAACTAATACAAGAAAAACAATTTTAGCTACTAAAGAATTTGAGTTCAAAAAATCTTTTGAACCGCGTACAACGCTCGAATTATTAAATTGCCCTAAAGAAGTACCCGATGCATTGTTTATCCTGTTTTGCAAACCTGTTAAAAATCCAGTATTCATTGCTATATATTATTATAAATATTTTAGATTTCAAAACTATTCACTTCTGTATTATCTTTCATAAAGGCAAGTTTTATTCTGTATTTGTTGAATAAGTTGGATAACCAATTACTTCCTCCAAACCCTTCTTTATAAATAGCATATGCTTCACGAGGATTTATAGCACGGGAAAAGTATTGGAAATTTCCAGTATACCCTTGGAATGACTTACCGGCGGGTGTTAAAACTAATTCGCCAGTGCCGGAAAGTTTTGGAACGCCCGGCATCAAACAGGTACGAACCAATTTTCCATCTAAATAACAATCTAAAGCATTGCCGTTGAGGGTCATGATAAGATTTGTCCAGGCTTGTAGAGGTACATTTTCAATTTGACAAGTAGCTTCAACCTGACTTCCTGAATCTGATGGATAAGTTGCTAAAGTAATGGTAACATTATTCATATTTTGATCAAATGCCATTTTTGGGCAGAAGCTAGATTCGCAAGTTCGTTGGAATATAATTTTTTCATTTCCTGCATTCCAGTTACTAACATAAACCCAGACTGAGTATGTGAAATTCTGCGTAGGTCCAGGAGGAATAGAACCAGAACCGATTTTAACTTCGGTAGTGGTATCGTGTATACCGACTAAAACAGCGGCACTATTTCCAAAGAAGTATAAATAAAGTAAGTAAAGCAAAACTATAATTACAACACCAATAACGATTTTGTGCGCGTCCATAATATAATATAAACGAAGAAATTTATCTTACCATTATATCAAATTATCGGAGGGTCTTTATTTACTAAATTATTGTAAAAAAAACTAATTTTTTGTTGACTAATTGGTCTTGAAAAATATGTAACATTTGCTACAGCACCGCTAATGCCAGGATTGTCTCCAATATAAATATTATCATTTGACATATAAGGAATTAGATTAGACACTGATGCCACCAATTTTTTATTTATAAATACATCCAAAGTTCCACCAACAAAATTCACAACTATATTATTCCATTTCTGCAATGGTAATTTTGTAGTTTTATAAACTGTCTTTTCATAAGGTGTACTATTGTCCTTTTTATAAGCATTCGTCGTAATTTTTAAAGTATTAATTTCAGGATTATACCATATAGTAGGTTTGCCCGCATAATCTAATACTTTCGTAAATTTAGAATAACCAACCCCGTAACTTGGTGGTTGCGCCATTAAGAAAATCCATGAACTTAATCCATAATTATAGCTATAATTAAGTTTGTCATCCCCTTCTAAATTTTCATATGACCCCATTTTTGAATTTACCACAAAAACGGTTTTTTTATTGATATATATTGGTTTATTATTCAATATTGTAGAATCAGAGGGACCTCCCTCGTCTGTATCTTTTTGTGCTAAAACTAATTTATTTTTAAAATTTTTAATATCTAACATTTCTTCTAAAATTCCATCGACACGACCGGTTGTCTGAATAAAACTAATGGCTTGTTTTATTGTAATTGGATTTCCTAAAACTTCTGTTGTAAGTTTGTTATCCCTAAAAAAACTATATGATTCTTTATATCCCAAAGTTGTTAAATACACGGTCAATGCTTGTGTGCTTTCCTCACCAGTCGAATACATTTTTTCAGAATAAACTTTTTCCCAATCAATATTATTTAATGATGCGGTACCAATGGTAATATCATCATACAATTTTTTCCGTTTTGCCATTATAGCACTTTGAATACCTTCAACTTTTTCATCTGTATCTATGTTGTATTCTCCTCCTCCAGGTGTAAAAGTATAAATCCATTTACGAAACATGGGCAAAATAACATAAGATGACACCAAAATGATTTCAGCAGCCAAAATCATTAGTACCATTTTAGGAGGGGATACTACCTGTACTTTTGCTGCGAACGATGCCCCTTTACCTGCTGCTGCGGTTGCTGCTGCGGCTGTTGATACCATGCCTTGTGTTAAATATACCAACATACAAGGAATTACCATAATAATAGTAAAGAGTAACCTTATAAAAATATTATTTTTAATAGATGCTAACAATCTAGGATTGTTTATTATATATCGGAATACTCCGAACAATACAGCTAGAACGCAGATTATCTGTATAATTAATGTAATAATATTACCAATCGTATAAGGAAATTGTACTAAACCTAGTTGTACCAACCCATAAATTAAACTGGCCGCCAATGCTACGGCGAAGAATCCTTTGAATATAACTTTTGCCCAATGTCCTGTGAATATTTGTTTGAATCTTCGCTCGAAACCCATACTATTTGGAAAATTAGTTAAAGTAGCAGCAAAAAAAGCTACTGCTAAAATAATTCCTATACCCAAAGTTATTAATTGTAAAACCCATAATAAAACAGTGTTGGTTGGTGGTACACCAGTAAACCATTGATACATTTGTTCGGTTGAATAAGTGAAATAAAAACTAACATAAGCAATACTCAATGCTGCTACCACTAATCTTACCCAATTTCTGGAAATAATATCCCCGGCAGTAAAAAGACCTAAAATTACATTGCCTAATCCCACGCCAATAAATAATGCAAATAATATCATTATGCCACAAATTGCCCAAATTGAACCAGCTACACCTGTTGATATATTTGGAGCGAATATTTGTTTAAGACCTGGTATAGCACTAATCAAAATTAACATTACGGATAAAAGTGTTGAAAGGGGAAGAAATTTCTTTAAAAATGCGGCCGCCTGAGTAGATGATATAGCTTGTGTAATAATCTGTAAAATCCCATATATTCCCACTAATCCAGACGGTACTGTCCACCACCAACTCCAATCTTTAGACAGCGACATAATACCACCAAGTAACCCAAGGAAAAATGCAAATGTCGTAATAAATCCAAATGTTGGTGGTCTTCCTCGGATTAAAGGTATTAATATTATACTCAATGATCCTAATAAAATTACCAATGATATAATTCCTGTTATTAAATCCATTCTGTTATATTAATTTGACATTAAATTATTCTAGTTTATTTTGCAGAGTTTTCTCTCCATGGCAATTTCTACATAAAGCTACTAAATTACTTACATGATTTGTTCCCCCATATCTTAAATCCACTTTATGGTCCACTTCAAATGTATGGTTTAATTGATGCGCGCAATTATTGCATTTCCACTCTTGTTGTGCAGCGACATATTTCTTTTTTGTTTCGCTGACTGAACGAGTAGTAGTATTGTCACCCGAATGGAGCATTCGTTTATGCTGAGGAGTATCATTGTAAGCTGCGTAGTTTTGGTTTTCACCGAGAGAATCTAAACTGTTTTTTGCGTTTGTAAAATCGAAAATTGGAGAGATTAAATCAGCTGTTTCTCTATCCACAGGCATATATTTAATTAGTGCATTTGCGTGTTGAAGCATTGATTTAGAACCACTGGGGTTTTTCTTAATAAGGAGATACATAGAAAAACCTACAAATCCAAACATGGCCATTTTAAAATATTTCTGATTGATGGATAACATTTTTGTATATTTTCCGTCGTAGTAGGTATTTACGACTAGAAATGTGGTTATTGCTAAAATCATTAATCCAGCTTTCATATATAATTATTAAATATATGTTTTTATAGGAAATTCATATATTTACGAAAAAGTAGTATGCTCCTAGCGGTCCTAGTGGTCCTTCTTCTTTTTGGTTTCGGCATGTGTTCGTCGTTTAACATAATTACACATAGCTCTGCGAGATATTGCTCCATTACATAATATAATTGCCTTTTTGGCAACAGGATTTCTGCTTTAGAGGGTGTATTTCTTTGTGTTTGTGTTATTAAAATTCGCTTTGGTACTCCACCTGACATTATGAATTAAAGTATATTATTTTCTAGCAGTCTTTCTTCTTCTGCTCCTAGTTCTTCGTTTAGTTGTTCTTTTTCTCTCCAATTTCCCATTAATCTTAATGAAATATGCTCTCAGTTCATTTAGATTCATTTGATAAAAAGGTATTTCGGGTATATATATTTTTCCCATTGATTATACTTCGCTTAGAAAATTAAATCTTCTATTTTTTTCCATAAGAATAAATAACTAAACTAATCATAGCCAAAATGACTGCAAATTGTATATACTTTTTGCGTTCTTTATAAACTTGTTGCTCTTTTAATTCTTTTGGCTTATATTCTTCATAGTATTTCTCTAAACTTTCATAAAAATCAATTTCTGGTTCATCTATAGCTTTATTTAACTTATTATTCATAAAGTGAACCCATTTCATGAATGACATTCCAGAACTTAAATATGGTGTTACCGGAAAATCATCTAATAATTTTATAAAATAAGTTCCCATTGGGTTATCAGGTAAAAATACCGGCAAATTTTGAATAAACTCATAATATTTCTTTTTTGATACATCGTTGGGATGTTTTGGATATGAAATAGCCATTGTTTGCATAACGAATTGAAAATGCGGAAGCCAAACTTTCGGGTCTAATCCCATTATATAGGAAATGATATAAAAAGAAGATGAATTTAACATATAGATGTCATCGCGAATTACATATCAGTTTTGCAATAATTGTGGAAAACAAGGTCATTTATATAATCAGTGCAAAAATCCCATTATAAGTAGTGGTATTGTTGCTTTTAGAAAAAATACTAAAACATTCGAATATTTAATGATTTGCAGAAAAGATAGTTTAGGATACGTTGATTTTTTAAGGGGGAAATACCCCTTGTACAATAAGGATTATATACTTACATTGATTAATGAAATGACTATTAAAGAAAAACGGAATTTACTAATCACTGAATTCTCGGAATTATGGCGAGTATTATGGGGAGATTTCGTTGGTTTACAATATCGAGGAGAAGAAAGAAGTGCAAAGGATAAATTTCTTCAAATTAAAAGAGGTATTAAAATCTGTGACACAGAAGGATATAATTTAGAAAGTCTTGTTGAAGAAAGTGACACATCTTGGAATACTCCAGAATGGGGTTTTCCAAAAGGTAGACGCAACTATCAAGAAAACGATTTGACTTGTGGATTAAGGGAATTTGAAGAAGAAACCGGTTATGACAAACAATCAGTATCTATTATTAAAAATCTGCTACCATTTGAGGAAACATTTGTTGGTTCAAATTTGAAATCGTATAAGCATATTTATTTTTTAGGATGTATGGAATCAAATGCAGGTATTTTGGAAACATATCAAAAGAGCGAAGTTAGTGAAATGAAGTGGTTTTCTTTAGATGAATGCAAACAATATATACGAGATTATAATATAGAAAAGATAGATATGATTTGTAAAATTAATAGTTTATTAGAAAAATATAAATTAATAACCTAATAATATATTAATAGAATGTCAGGTACAGTAAAACCTAAAGTTATTACACTTAAAAAAAGAAAGATACGTATTAAAAAAATCAAATCGTGTGATACTTTGTATTCAGAATATGATACAGGACAAATACCTAAAAATATCAGTGTCCCTGATTATCAGCAGTTGATAAAATGCGTGAGTGACAAGGACCGCAAAGAACTCGCCGAAGATAAAGGTGAATTCGCTTATTTATATCCTAATATGGATGATACAAATTATAATGTTAAAATTGCTAATAAAAAGGAATTTTTTGATACAAGATATGAACAACACGTAGCAGAAGATTATGAACATATTGAAGAGTATACGCAAAAATTATGTGATAATACTGAATTTGAATTAGATCCTCATCAAATGTTTGTTCGGAATTTTATGTCTTTTCAAACACCATATAACGGATTGTTATTATATCATGGTTTAGGAACTGGTAAAACTTGTTCCGCCATATCTGTATGCGAGGAAATGCGTACTTATTTGCAACAGATGGGTATAACAAAGAGATTAATCATTGTAGCATCTCCGGCAGTCCAAGAAAATTTTAAATTGCAATTGTTCGATGAGAGAAAATTGCGAAAAGTAAATGGATTATGGAATATTAAAGCCTGCATAGGTAATAAATTTATCAATGAAATAAATCCAATGAATATGAAAGGTTTAAGTCGCAGTAAAGTAATTAGACAAATTAAAAGACTAATAAGACAATCATATTTATTCACAGGTTATGGTGAATTCGCGAATTATATAGAAAAAATAATGAATAAAAGTATACCTTCAGGGTCTTCTACTGAAGTACGTGAACGAATTCGTAAAAAAAATTTACGCAAAGAATTCTCTAATAGAATGTTGGTCATTGATGAAGTTCACAATATCAGATTAAGTAAAGAAGGTAAAGTAAAAGCAAGTTCTGACAATCTTGGAAAGTTACTAGAAGCTACAAATAATTTAAAATTATTATTATTATCAGCAACGCCAATGTTTGATTCATATAGTGAGATAATTTGGATTTTAAATTTGCTTCTATTAAATGATAAACGATACCCTCTTACGCAACGCGAAGTTTTTACTGCAAAAGGTGAATTTCAAACACAAAAAGGTGAAGAAATTGGCAAAGACCTGCTAATAAGAAAGTCAACAGGATATGTGTCATATGTGCGCGGAGAGAATCCATTTACATTTCCATATAGAATTTGGCCTCAAGTTGCATTAAACCCCGAATCATTCTTTTCTTTAATGAATGATGGGATTTGGAAATACCCCAAACATCAAATTAATGGCGCCGAGATAATAAAACCAATAGAGTTGATAGATTTGGTAATCAACAACATCGGCGAGTATCAAAATATGGGGTATGAAAAATTGGTGGATTATTTGAAAAACAAACCACCTCCTAATATTTCAACCGCTTCCAAATCCATATCTTTTACAATTTTAGAAGCACCTCTCCAAGCCCTTAATATGATATACCCACACAAAGGATTGGACAAGGATGAAATAGACAGCGATATTATCCCGTTCATTTATGGCAGCAAAGGATTGGCGAGGGTGATGCAATTTGAACCCAAAACCAAAAGTAATTTTATGTATAAGGATAAGACGCTGAAGGATTTTGGAGAGATATTTTCTCCATCAGAAATTGGGAAATATTCCGGCAAAATATCATATATATGCGATAAAATAAAAAAGTCAGAAGGAATAGTATTTGTTTATTCTCAATACATTGATGGCGGTGCAGTGCCGATAGCATTGGCATTAGAATCAATGGGAATTACACGATATGGAACAGTGCCTTCACTTTTTAAGAAAGCACCGACAGCTGCATTAAATGTATTAACTATGAAACCTACAAAAGGTAATGAAGCATTTAAACCAGCAAAATATATCATGATAACGGGTCAAAAATCTCTAACACCGGATGTTAAACGAGAGTTGAAAGCAGTTACAGATGTTGGTAATGTGAATGGTGAAAAAGTCAAGGTTATTATTGTATCGCGTGCAGGATCAGAAGGTTTGGATTTCCAAAATATAAGGCAAATGCATATTTTGGATCCTTGGTATAATATGAACAGGTCCGAACAAATTATTGGAAGAGCTGTAAGAAGCAAAAGTCATTGTATGTTGCCTTACGCGAAACGAAATGTAGAAATTTATTTATATGGAACACAGTTGGTCAATCAGGAGGAAGAAGCAATTGATTTATATATTTATAGAGTAGCTGAACGAAAAGCGCTTTTAATTGCAAATGTGACGCGTGTATTAAAAGAGACAGCAATTGATTGTTTACTTAATAGAAAAGGATTGGATTTTTCTGAAAAAGCAATAACTGCAATTGCGCCTGACCATAATAAAGTTCACCAACAATTATCTACAGGACCTATAATTGAGTATACATTGGGTGATAAGGACGGTAGTTTAATTTGCGATTTTAGAGATTGTGAATATAAATGTTTTCCATCAATAGATGACGGTGAAATTGATAGAAATACATATAATGAGACATTTATAATTATGAACTTAGATAAAATCTTGCAAAGAATTAGAAATTTATTCAAAGAAAAATATGTTTATCAAAAAACAGAACTATTAAAAGAAGTGACGGCGATGAAAAGTTATCCATTGGACCAAATATATACCGCCCTTAGCTATTTAATTAATGATGATAATGAATTTATCACAGATACTTTGGGTCGTATGGGAAATTTGGTTAATATTGGAAATTATTATATGTTTCAACCCGTTGAATTAACAAATAAACACATATCACGGTATGATAGAGTAACACCTGTTCCTTATAAGCGTGACCATTTAACTTTTATTTTATCAGATTTAAGTGAACAAGGGGCTTCAGATATAGGTGAGATACTAATAAAATTAAGAAACACATATCAATTGCTTCTTGTGCCACAAGAAATTACTAGTTCTAATAGAAGTAATTGGGCGATGGGTTGTGCGTGGGCTATTAATAATTTAGTGTCATATAATGCTATAAAATTTGGCGAATCAAAAAAAGATTTTTATACCATTTTACAAACATTAGCAATGCATCATATTATAGATATATTAACTTATGAGGAGAAAACACTATTGGCAAGAAATATTAACAGTGTTGATAAATCGATGATATCATTTGTAAAATCGTACTTTGATAAATTCAAAGTCAATACAAGTAAATATGAAGGCATAGTTATTACCGACTTTAATAAAAAGAGCAAATATTCAATATTAACCAAAAAAGATGATGAATGGGTTGTAGATTCTTTTGCTATTGAAGAGGGATTAGGGAAAGCGGTATTGGATAAATTCACTATAAATATTGATAATATGCATGACAAAATAGGTTTTATGGCTCAACTAAAAAGATTCAATCTTATTTTTAAAGTTAAAAGTATATATCTAAGTTCTGCAGATAGACCTACAAAGGGTTCAAGTTGTGAAAGAGGAGCAGATAAAAAAGTATTAATTGATAATATCAATCATTTATTGAGTCCTGATGGAAGTGATATTAAATATGTTATGGGGGCAAAAACAGGTAAAGGTGCCAGAACTATTACAGAAATATATGATAAAAAAGGTAAACATATCAAACAACATCCTTATGCCATGGATAAAGACGGGTCATTTATCAAATCAAATACTGGATTTAAATTAAATAATTCAAAAACTGTAAGACTCAATGCCTTTCAATTATGCATTGAACAAGAGTTATTATTTAGATATTTTGATAGCATTGAAAATAATGGAAAAAGATGGTTCTTTTCTTCTATAGGCACAATCATTAATAATATTGATACAATGGGAAAGAAAAAGTAAATAAATTGAAAAAATATTAAAAGATAATGTATTATATATATATATGTATTCAATGCCTCCTAGTTCGAAAAAATCAAAACATACAAGTAAGAAAGGTATTGGTATATATATGAAAAATGTAATTTCACGAAAAATCCACCTTCCTTTTACCTCGATAGGAGAAAATATCAAGGAAAATATTGAAGAATTTCTTAGTTTGCAAATCGAAGGCAAATGTATTGATGAAGGATATATTAGACCAAATTCAATAAAAATTGTTAGTTATTCTGCTGGGGTTATTATTGGGAATAATGTAATATTTGATATTTTATTTGAATGTTTAGTTTGTAGACCAGTAGAGGGCATGCGATTCCGAGCCTTAGTTAAAAATGTAACAAAGGCGGGCATTAGAGCAGAAATAAATGAATCAAAATCACCGGTGATAGTATTTATTGCTCGCGATCATCATTATAAAAGTAAAGATTTCGCCTTGTTAAAAGAAGGGGATGATGTGAATATTAGGGTAATAGGGATTAGATACGAATTAAATGATGAGTATATATCTATCATTGGAGAACTAGTTGCAAATAAAAAAATCAAGGTTAGTCGTATACAAAAACCAAAAATTATAATTGGTGCAAAATGAGATTAAATACATAATTTGTACAATTAATATATATGACTGATATTAATGAATTAAAACGACTTCGAGACCACATTGAAATTATGGATTCTATTCACCAAGTTCATATTTTCAAAATTTTAAAACAAAATCAAATAGAATATACCGAAAACAATAATGGTGTTTTTATTAATATGACATTATTGAATAACGACACATTAAAACATATTGGGAATTTCATTAAATATGTTGATTTGCAACAAAAGCAGTTGGAGTCTGTGGAGGATATCAAAGCTAAATATCAAAAAGAATTTTATAAAGATAATAAAGAGAATTCCTTTGGATAAGTTATATGAAACAACACACCATTAAGCAAACCATTGATATTTCAATTATACAAGATTTCGTTTTAAATGAACGAAATATTGAAAAAATATTGCAACATACGATAAAAGGTATTGAGCAAGTATCAACTAAATCTAAGAAAGAAATTAAAAAAGTCATTACTAAGAATACTCATTTTTTATTGCCTAGGTTTATCGATACTTTATTCTGGTGTTATTATATTATTTGCAATGGAATCAGTGCTTATGAAATTGTACATGGTGATGGATTTAAAGATTCATTGGAAATGAAAATTCAACTGGTATATTCTGTAAGAGACAATAAAGAACTACTAAAAAAAAATAAGTGGAAACGAAATGCAATAGAAGACGAGTTGGTGAATCATAAAACCATATCCGAATCCGCTTTTATGTGCATTTGTGCAATAAATAATTTTAATGTAGTTTACATAGATGGTAAAAAAATGTATACTTTATTAAATAATGAAGATATTACCACAAATCTGAATATAATAGAAAAGACTTCCAATGGATACAGTATTTTCATGGGCAGCAAGGACGAAATATATCAGAAATATATACAAAGCAGAGAACAATTATGGCAAATAGATAATTTACAGAAACCACTTCGTGGAATTTCCAGCTATAAAGCTAAGGATTTACAGGATATTTGTCATAAATTGCATATTGATATAAATAATGGTAACAAAATGCCCAAAAAAAAGAATTTATTATATCAAATGATTCAAGAAAATTTATAAAAATTGAAAAAACATATAAAATTATCTGTTGTTTAGTATATATTAATGTCTAAGAAGGAAGGAACTCCAAATGAAAATTTAATAAAATACCTAGGCGTATACCTTCAACCAAGCACATCTCGTGGTAATACAATAGATGAATTGGAAGCTAGATTTGGGACGGGAAAACCAATAACACAAATTCAATTTGAGGATGTTATAGCAAAATTAAAATCATTGGGTTTCACATTAGAAAATATGACAGGTACATATCGATTAACAATTCAATCTGAATATGATGACCCGAATTCAGGATATTCTAAGATTTCGAACATACGTACTGAACTTAGTGGTTTGGCTAATATCCAAGAATATTGTAAAAAAAATACGATTGATTTAGATGCAACTAGTCAAATTGTAAGAGATGTTGTATTTGTTCAAAAAAATATAAAAATGATGGATGATACTCCTCTGCAAGCAATTGATTTCGAAGATTTTGGTTTTCGCATTAATTATAAAACAGAAAGTAAACGCAATAGACATTCAAGGGTTATTGAAAAAATGATAAATGAATGGAATGAATCTAAAAAAATATTTCGATTAATCAAACGCTTCACATTTATACAAGAAGATTATCCTTTAAAAATAGATTGCAGTATTGTTCGAGCTTCAAAGCAAATTAGACGCCGACTAATTCCGGAATACCGTATTGAAACCTCTAATGTATTTAATAATCCCGAATCATATGAAATAGAGATAGAACTAATGAAGTCAAATTTTCCAGTTTCATTTGGCACCAGTCGTACAGACCCTGAATTTCACAACCCAACTCATGTATTGAAATTATTTAAGAGGACCATTAAAGCTGTATTATCGGGTTTGCAAAATTCAAATTTCCCCATTTCTACTAAGGAAGAACAATCAGTATTGCGTAATTATATGGGAATGTTATACCAAGGTAAACCACCTGACCGACGATTAAATAGTAGAGATTTTGTGGGATTTTCGTCTATCTCATTAGAAATACCTAATATTACACCCATAAATGAGGAATCAGATGTAGCCAATATAAGAAATCCTTACACAGTCACAGAAAAAGCAGATGGTATTAGAAAATTATTGTATATTAACAAGGATGGCAAAGTATATTTTATAGATGTCAATATGAATGTGCAATTTACAGGTGTAATTGCTGGTAACCAAGATTATCACGAAAGTTTAATTGATGGTGAACATGTTCTGCACGACAAATATGGTGCTTTTATTAATTATTATTTAGCGTTTGATGCATATTATTTGGGACGCGGTGATATAAGAAGCCAGCCATTGGCTAATGGTGGGTCAGAAGAAATATTCAAAAAAACCCGCATTGTTGACTTACATGATATAGTAACAAAAGCAAACTTTCAACCGTTGTTAGGAAAAAAATTACCTTTAACTATTAAAGAAAAAACATTTTATATCTCTCATTCGGGTGACATATTTAAAAATTGCAATATAATTCTTAGTAATGAAGCGGATGGTTTATTTGAATACGAAACAGATGGTTTAATATTTACACCCTCTAATACGGGTGTTGGAAGCGACAAAATTGGTGAAACCTTACCTCCGACAAAAATGACTTGGACCAAATCGTTTAAATGGAAACCACCGGAGTTCAATACTGTAGATTTCCTCGTTACCACAAAAAAAACTGAGTCTGGTGAAGATTTTATCGGTAATATATTTGAAGACGGAACAAATATGATTGATAACGTGCAGTTGACGCAGTATAAAACTTTGATATTGCGCGTCGGTTTTAGTGAACGCAACCACGGATATCTAAATCCGTGTGAAGATATAATACAAGGGAATCTACCCACTAAATATGGGCGCGATGATATATCTAAATATAAACCTGTTCCATTTTATCCTACTGATCCGACACCAAATTATCCTGGATATTTGTGCAATATTATTTTAGCAGAAACAAATGGAGTCAATTATATGTTAATTGAAGAGGGAACAGAATCATTTGAGAATGGTACTATTGTAGAATTCAAATATGACAAAAATAAAGAAAAAGGTTACCAATGGATTCCTATTCGGGTAAGAAAAAATAAAACAGCGGAATATAGAGCTGGTAAAAATAACTTTGGCAATGCTTACCATGTTGCAAATAGTGTATGGCGTTCTATTCATAATCCAGTCACAAAAGATATGATTAGATCTGGTAATAATATACCGTCGCAATTGGCGGAAGATGATGTATATTATAATAGAAAAAGTGATAGCACTATTACTCGAGCAATGAGAGATTTTCATAACTTATTTGTAAAACGAATATTAATATTAAGTGTTGCCAATAGAGGTGATACTCTAATTGATATGACTGTTGGAAAAGGAGGCGATTTTCCAAAATGGATTGCTGCAAAATTATCATTTGTATTTGGGTTGGATATTTCAAAGGATAATATTCAAAATAGAATGAATGGTGCTTGCGCTAGATTCTTAAATTACAGGAAAAAATGGAAAAATATGCCATTAGCATTATTTGTTTCAGCGAATAGTGGTTTGAATATACGAGGCAGAAGTGAAGATGGCGATTGCCCTGCTTGTTTTACAGATAAAGGCAAACAAATAACAAAAGCTATATTTGGCGAAGGTCCAAAAGACGAAACATTATTGGGGAGCGGTGTGTATAAACAATATGGCAAAGGTAAAGATGGGTTTAACATTGTATCTAATCAATTCTCTATTCATTACTTCTTTAAAAATAAAACTGTTTTGAATGGGTTCTTGCGAAATGTGAGCGAATGTTGCAAAGTAGGTGGTTATTTTATAGGAACTAGTTATGATGGAACCAAGGTATTTCGTGCATTGGAAGATAAAGAACCGGGTGAAAGTATTAAAATTATGGTAAAAGAGAGAAAAATGTGGGAGATTACAAAACGATATGACAGTGACACTTTTGATAACAATGAATCATGTTTAGGTTATCAAGTAGATGTGTATCAAGAATCTATTAATAAAATATTTCCGGAATATTTAGTAAATTATGACTATCTGATTCGCATTCTCGAACAATATGGATTTGCATTACTGACCGTACCAGAGTGCCAAGAGTTGGGTGTTCCTACCTCTATAGGTAACTTTGATATATTATTTAAAGAGATGCAACATCAAATTAAAAGTAAACAATTGCGTAAAGCGGATATTGGGACAGCGCTAAATATGACATCTGATGAAAAGAAAGTATCATTTCTAAATAAATTCTTAATATTTAAGAAAATACGAGATGTAGATGCTGCAGCAGTTGAAAAAATCCAATTAAATTTAAATAAAGAACAACAAAAGACAATTGCCGAAACAAATAAAGAATTGGATGAAGTTGTTAAAAAAGTAAATGAAGATAAGCCTCGTGTTAAGAAGTTAGGAAAATTAAAATTAAAAAAAGCAAAGGTTGGCATTTCGAAACCAAATATTAAAATCAAACGTTACAAAATTAAGATTAAAACGCCTACAATAGAAAATGAATAATATGTCTTAACATGAAATTGATATAAATACATCCAGGTTTATATCAATAACATGTCGTATTACACATTGCCCTTGGTAACGGGTATCATTAATTCATCAAATTTTAAAATAAAATTCAATGATACCAATAAAGAGTGGATAAATAAAACACTTGCGAAATATCTTAATCAAATAAAAGGACAAATTGATAAACATAGCGATGACTGGGATAACATCAAGAAATATACGAATCCATATGAATATATACATACCTGCTATCCTAATAGTAAATATCCTATTAGTAAGTTGAAGCCACTGTCACGGGCATTTTTCAAATTTATAGAAATGGCAAATATTTTTGATATATTTGCATCCTACAATAGGTCTATCAGATCATTTCATTTGGCAGAAGGTCCCGGTGGCTTCATTGAAGCGATTCAATTGCTGCGCTTGAACAACGAGGATACCTATTATGGAATGACATTAATCAACCGAGATAATACAAATGTGCCCGGATGGAGGAAAAGCGAAAACTTCTTGGCTAAACATCCGAACGTTGTTATCGAGTCTGGTGCAGATGGCACGGGTAATTTATATAATCCAGAAAATTTTAGTCATTGTATTGAGAATTATGGCAATTCTATGGATATAGTAACGGGTGATGGGGGATTTGACTTTTCGATTGATTTTAATAAACAAGAAGAATTGGCATTTCGTCTAATATTATCACAAGTAGCTTATGCCATTGGTTTACAAAGATATGGTGGGACATTTATATTAAAAGTTTTTGATACATTTATGAAACCGTCCATTGATATCCTCTATATTTTGGCTGCATTTTATAAAAATGTCCACATTATAAAACCTCAAACAAGCCGATATGCTAATTCGGAGAAATACATTGTTTGCGTGGGTTTCAAATACCATAATACATCAACTATAGCACAAAAATTACATAGTATTATCAGTGTATTAAATAATATGAATCTTAAAAATGTGTCTATATCTACTATTTTAGACATGCCTATAAATCAACGATTTATTTCCCAGTTGATAGATATAAATGCAATATTGGGTCAGCAACAGATGGAGAATATTCTTACAACATTGAGATTTATCGAGAATAAAGAACGGAAAGGAGAGAAATTGAAGCAATTAACTACAAAAAATATCCAAAAATGCATCACTTGGTGCACAAAAAACGAAGTCCCTTATCATAATACATCTAATTCTGGCAATATATTTTTAGGAGCTTCCAATAGTAACAGGTATTATAAAAAATAATCATTCCTTTTCTAATTTCATCCATACTTCTTCATTTACAGAAATAGCTAAAAGCCCTTTTATTCTCCTTTTTATTTCTGGAAATGGTATATTGACCAGCACTCTATTCCCTTCGACTATATAGGTTTTACATAACATATATAATTTTTTTACAGGTTCATATTTGCTATCTAAATCTAAAGCGCTCAATTGTTCAAGAATTGTTTTAACTTCTTTCTGTCTCTCTTCTTTTGTACGATACACAATTTCTTTTTTGACTTTCTTTCTTTTACGCTTTTTATTGTTCATTTGTTAATTATTTAATTTTCTGTTTAAATCCAGGTTGTTGGATATATGATATGTATGGACCAATTAACATTTTAACAAACCGGTATGTATCTTTTTCAAGATGTGTTTCCATCGCTTGTGAGAATTTTTGTTGAGGTACACCCAAGCTATGTTGATGACACAGAATTTCAAAATGCTTAGGACAAAACTTCCAAAACATTGATTCGACGAAATGGGTGAACTTTCCCGATTTCATAAGGCTTTTTCCCGTAGGAACTTCAATCTTTCCAAACTCTGTTTCCAGAACTTGACTTTTTGTATATAACTTTCCAAAGTGATACCAAATAAGCAGAGGATAGATAAAACAAACACCGTACGCATCCCCTGCTTGTAAATTTGCACCTCTGTATGTATGTTTTGAAGTTCCGTCGTAATTGACTTTAATGTCGCTCTTATTATTAATATGAGCAACCAAAGCCTTCATGAACACAACATCTGCTGGCTCTGAAAGTTTCATTTTTCTTGTTCTTTTGCTTGATATAATGAACTCGTAGTGGTGCTGCATGTTTATTGTGTGCCCGTGAGAGTTGATGTAATAGCAATCATAACTATCTTTTCTTGGTATCATAATGATACAAAGAGCGTGCGCATCATACACGCGTTTTTGGGGTGTTTCACTGGTCATATAATCAGGAACGCCCATTTGGAAGAATATGATTTTTTGGTTCTCCATTAAATAAAGTATATTTTCTATCATCATTTCTTCGTGGAATTTGAATGTATTTTCATAAGTATAACGACTGGTTGTGAGGCTCGAAAAATAGTCAATTAACCCATTCTTTCTCTCCACGCAATGCATAAACTCTTCCAAATCTGCCATGAAGTATAACAAAGACGTGTCTTCTCTCATTTTTTTAGTGAACTCGTTTTGCTGTATAAGAACTGCCGCCTTGTGTGCGTATGAATCATGGGACAACGAATTAGTACCGACACTCTGCAATAGCTGGAGATACTTGTCTATGGTGCTTTTTTTCCCGCATTGCAAATAATGGTCCAATTGTTTGTGCATAATTGAGAGTTATTTAATAATCTTTTTAAAAGGTTATTAAATAAATTCAATTTTTTTAGGAAATTTCTAGTTTGAAATTGCATTTTCTGCAGCTGTAATTTCTGCATCTGTTGCATTATATGGTAAATTCAATAAAGCATTCGCCGATGCAATTTGATTTACTGTAAAATCTTTCATAGTACCACCATCTTCTCTATTTTCTCCCCAATCTTCACCATCCCAGGTTTGGTTTTGTGGATATCCATTTCCACCTCTATTTCCTTGGAGCCCAAACCCTGAAGAATTTACAAAAATTCTACTGCCATAAAAAAGGAATTTTAAATTACCACTTCTTTGGTTAAAGAAGAATAGTGTCTGTCCTCCCTGAGTATAAGTAGGAAGGTGTGGACGAGGAAAAACTTCATCTGAAGGATTTAAGCCAGTAGGGAGACGAATAACTCTTAGATTTTCACCTCCCGCATACCTAAACATTTGGTCATTATTTCCAATGTCAGTAAAATATTTGGTTAATCCATCAGTAAAATTTGGCGAAGTAGTTCCTAGCATACTGTCATCAAAATATACAGCTTTAATATTATTTATTTGGTTAACATGATTATCCCAATAAGGTTGGGGCAGCGGGAGAGGAACACCCAAATTAGTACCATTATATAAACCATATAGCAATATTCTCTCATCAACTCCTGCTGAACCAGGAATAAACACATATGCTGGGTTTGATACTTTAATTTGAAGAACGAAAGGTTGATTTACATATTCTGTAAAATTATTAGCTAATGGTGGTAGAAAATGATACCACGGATATCCCGATAATCCTAAATCAATATACCACTGAGGAGGAGAAGATAGATATCCGTCAGTATAAGGAGTAAAATATGTATCTAATTCTATAGTATAAATAGGTAAGCTGGGAGTTTCTACAGAAGTTGTAGGGCAACAAGGATCAGCCACAATACATCTTTGAGCAAGACCACTCTTTGTTCTATCTTTATTAAGCCAACAGCCGGGTGCATTCATTTGTGGTGGCCTACTCGTTGTATATAAAGCTGCTGGACCTCTACCATTAATCACATTATTTCTACCATTCGCTTTTCTGCGCTGGGCAGCAACGACTCGAGTTTGATATTTTAATCTATTAATGCGAGAACCACCTGATACGGCACCTTGATTGTTAAATTTAGAATTACTTCTTTTATAAATAGCAAAACATTTGGTATTTTTAACTTCACAAGGTAATTTATTGATTCCGATACAGAACCCATTTGATGAACAATCACAACCGTCCGTTTTATATTGACAATTTGCACAAGATCTAAATTTTGTACAACATCCACTAGCATCTACTGGCACTTGGGATTGGAAATTAAATTCTTGTTGAGGAAAGGTAAGACAACGACGAGTTAAGTATTGATTTGTACTATAATTATAGGATTCATTCACACAACCATTTCGATTTTGTGTTCTTTTAATTACTGGATTATAGCATACTAAAGGATTTGTGCAAGATTTTGCATAATTGTCTTTGTAAACATTTCCAGATACATCATTGGTATACCCACATCCTGAAAGACCAGAGCAATCTACCAAATGCTTCCTATAGCCCAAAATCGGATTGCGATAAGGGGTAGTTTTGCAACAATAAGTATTTGATATAAAAGTTAATTCTATAACTAGTGCTGTAGTAATAACAGATGCTTTTTCTTGAATTTTTAAATAGTCTCCAGATTGATAAATTTGCCCATAAGTTTGCGATGCACCGGTTGTTCCATTTGTAATTTTATTCACTTCCTGTCCAGGTGACGGATTTTCAATAGGTAATGCGCCACTACCTACACCACCTATAAATATATATACAGCATCTGACCCACTACCAGGATGGGGATTATTATATGTAATAGAAATATGATTATAAAAAGTAGGCAACAGTAGACTAAAATTTCCATTGGTCACCCCAAACACGCCTTCGTAGGTCGTCCCAAGATTGATAGCCGGACCATACCATGTCGTAATATCAGTAAATGTAGCTGGACCAATTGTATTTACACGATTTTTATAATCTGCCACACCGGTACCACTACCATCAGTAATATCAGAGAAAGAGATAATTTTGGGAGAGGGATAACCTAATGAACCAGGACCTGAACACTGACACCCGACAATAGTACATCCAGCTCCTAGATTTTTGTTGCATTTAACATCTAAATAAGTATTTCTATTTACATATCGATTTGGTTTTGATGTTGCGTTGAACTTTGGATATATCACGCCTGTTTTTGCTTTATTTTCTATTGGTTTTGTTCTTCTTCGTTTTATACGCCACATTTATATAAGACAAAGAAAATACAAATGATAATCTTACCAAATAATATTTGGAATATCATCCGTTCGCGTTTTCATATAATTGTAAAAATCCCAAAATTCAATACAATCTTTATTTCCACAAATTGCTTTCCTAATTTTCTGACTTTTCTCTTCTAATGTCATATTATTTAACACTGCAATAGAGGCGTCCGTTCCGGTGGTGATTTTATAATTATCATCTGTTAAAATCTTAATACTTTCTTCGGCTTCTTTGCGTAATTTTTTGATATTTATTTCTAAATCCGAGAGTATTTTTTCTTTCGCAAACTCCAATTTATTGACCAACGCGCGTTTATTATCGCGGAGGCGTTTAATATTATTATCCACATGAAGAATAGCAATATTCCCCATTAATTCTCCATCCTCTATGGACTGTGTTCCGTCGCTGTCCAATCTATCAAACAGTCGTAGAATTTGTTTCCAATTTTCTTGTGAACAATCGTCTGGTTTTATAAGTTTAGATTTCATTACTGATGCGGAGCTTCCCATTTATATATTAAAACTAGTTGAAATATTTAAGTAGTTTTAATTAATGCTAACAGCAAGGCACTCCTTGACCAGTTTGGTTAGGTATGTTATTGCATGGAGCAATAGAATTATCGCCACATTTATTACATGGATTCACACTTCCATCAGGACATTTAGAACCCGGAATTCTTGCTCTGTTACCAGCAGCAGTTGGACGATTTGAACCTAAATTCAATGTGCGAGGGAAGCATTGCTTGGGACCACACCCGTTACCACCCTGTGAAAGAGTGAGTCTATGTGCTGTTAATTGAGGAATGCCCAATGGTTGTTGATTGTAGCGAACCATATTATACACTCTTCCTTTCACTTCCTGATGATGTCCGTTAAACATCCAGCCAGTAAATCGAGGCTTACCAGCATCATATTTACCATTAGGCACTTCATATGTACCACCATCAGTAAATTTACTTTTAATGACTTCGCACCTTTTGCCCTTGACGCATTTAGAATTAGAAGCTCTTATGGCATCCAATTTAAGTCTATCTAACCGACTACCAGAAGAAACGGCACCTTGATGACTAAACTTTTTGTTACTTGGTTTGTATATTGTTTTGGTTTCAGCTTTGTTACTGCACCCACCTGTTGATGGGGATACTGAACAACCACATTCACAGCACGACGATTTTCTGTATGAATTTTTACAGTATTTTTTACCATTTTTATCAATCCCACACCCGGCAGATCCGTGCACTACATATTTCTCCAAACTTCTTTCATACGACATACACCGGCTATTATTTAGATACTGTTGATAGCTAAAACTATAATCATTCTTTTTGTTGCACTTTCCATTTATATCTATGCAACACGGTCTTTTCTCTTGCATACCGGAGCGAATAATGGGTCTGTGTGTTCGTCCCTCAATACCTGGTCGATGCACTATGTTATTGGAGCAATCTTTCGCACAGCATCCACCACCGCTAATATTATTAACTATTCCTCCCGAATAGTTATCTTTATATACGGTATTTGTTGGTTGTTTACCCCAATTAGAAGTACCACCGTCAACACCACCTGAACAATCTTTATAATTACAATTTAAACTATTTCTCCATCCTGCAATAGGATTTCTATAAGGCGCCCCCATTCTTTTAGCCGTTATAGCAAATAAATTTGCTATTGGTGTTGACATTTCATTTCCTGAAATATCCTCTGTCTCGTTATTACAATTCTTAAATTGACCTATATAAACACCATTAGCACCCCCAACAGGTGTATAAAAATACACACCAGAAATATCACCTACACATTTATTATTTTCAATATTAATTGTCACGCTTGCATTTTTTAAAGGTTGCTGACCACCATTAACATTGAAACCCTCTACAATAGCATTATATTGCCATTCACATGGAGGATTATTACTATTATCTACAATTAAATTTACACTAGCAAAACTACCATAGGAGGGGTAAGCTCCGCCAAATGCGTTACTTGATACATCAAACGTGTAAGTACATCCATAACAGGTTTTGCAGCCTACATTAGTATTTGATCCTGCACAATTTTCTTCACCTCTTTGCCCTTTTATCCCGGGACATCTTGGTTGAACCTTGGAATATACAGGTTGATTTTGTTGGGTTTTATTCATGGTAAATCGACTATAATTACCACTGACTGAACCTAGTAGTCTTAATCCGGTTCTGTTCTTCTTGACATTATTCATATATAACCAGTGGAGAAAATAAAAATCGAATAAATATATACTATGAACAAGATAATAGTATACATTTTGATATTTATGTTTTCTTATTTAATCATAAATCATTTTATTTTAACAACTAAAGAAGGTTTAGAAAATAGTTGCAAAACGCCATCTGATACGGGTAGTGGATGTAAAACAGTAGCTGTGCAAAAAAATATACAAGCTGCTTCCTACACAAAAACAATAATGGCAAATACCAAAAAAGAAATATTAGCTTTAATGGACAAGGTGTCTAAACTTATAACATCAGAAGAAGCCCAAATGAATAATAATACGAAAGGTATTAAATTAAATGTAAAACACGTTACACAAATGGCCGATTCACTTAACCCCGATAAATAATAAATTTATATATAAAATGCCGCTAACATTAATTCTAATTTTTTTTATGATGTATTTAATTATTCAACATTTCATAAATACTGATATAGAAGGTTTAGCCAACTGCAACAAAGATCAGGACGACTTGACATACAAAAACACGGCTACCGTAGAGCAACAACAAACGGAAATAAATGATTTTAAAAAAAATATGAAAGCGCGCCTATCGGAATTACAAACCCAAGTAAAAGGATTTAATACGCAGATTACCAAAAATAAAAAAGATGTAGCAAAAAATGCTACTACTATAAAATCTACTGTAAAAGATGTTAATGATGCAAAAAATCAAAAAGCAGAAGAATTAGATAAAGCTGCGGGCAGTTAATTCTCGTCCTCAGGTATTATAATGTTTAGTAAAGGATTATAAATTACAGACCTAATGGTTTCCACATTATTGGTATTCAATTCCATTATAGTGTTATCGTGTATTTGCGATACTCTTTTCATAATGAAAAAATTTATGGGAACACTCGCCAATGATGTAAACATATATAGGTCAGCCATGTTGAATGCTTTATAAAATATGTAAAAATTGTAAAAATATGACCAAGACAAGATAAAGTAAGCACAGAAATCACATCTTGTTTTTTTTATATAAAATTGTTTTCTGTGAACATGATTTTTTACCCCAAATAAAATGTGCACAAAAAATATCATGCAAAAAATATATGACGTGTAGCTTAAATAATAAATAAACCAAGACAAGTTAATATTATCAACTTTAATTATATCATTGCCATTTCCTCCATTTAATATAACCAACGATGCCTGACCACATAACATATCCAGCGCATATACCAGCGTTGACCCCAAGAGCAAATACACAGTATATACGCAAAATAACGGACAGGTAATGCGGGTTGGTCTAGTTATTATTTCAAATGTTTCGTTTGGATAGTCTCGTAATATAACATAGTATGCTTTACATACTTCACATTTTATATATTTTTCATTACTGGTGTTTAGATTTCTCCATTTTTGCAAACAAGATTCATGAACGTGAGAAGTGCTGCATCTACACGGTTGTATTAAACTTTCTTCATCGCCGCCTATCATACAAATTCTACATTCTATTTGAGTTTCCATATAGCTATATAATAACAGACATTTTTATATAACTATTATATAAGCATGGCAAATTTCTTTGATAAAATAGCAAATGGAGCAGTAGGTCTCGAACAAAGTATGCTCGGACCCGATTATAAATATTATAAACATATTCGAACGCCGGGGGCAATGGGTGCAAGTAGTGCTGGCAATATGGACGCAATGGCAAAAGATATCGCCGGTATTATAAACTATGTCGAATTATTGGTGGCAGGAGGAGGACCGGCTTCTGATACTGGTGGACCTTTAGGACCTAGATTTTATGTTAAAACGGCCGGTAACTGCAAAGATGTACAAACTAAAAAAGTTGTTCCTCGATATATCTATATTGATAATGTGCCCACTGGCAATATACCATTGATATCTTCGGGGTTAGGTGTGAATTTTACAGAATTCAAAGGTCTCTTACCTGGTATTTTAGAAGATGCTGGATCTTTAAACCCGATGAGTATGTTTTCTGCCTTTCAGCAAGGAGCGACACCTGATTGTAAAGAAGTTAAATTTCCCGTGCAAGGAGACGATAGAGCCAATCACCCTACCAGTGGACACGTAGCTATAGCAGAAATTAATGAGTATGAGGCTGACCAAAAGAGATCAGAAGGGTTTTTATCAGGAAATAGAATTCTTCGTGGAGAGAAGCGAAAAAAGAAATCTAAAACTGCAGTACCAGTATTTGCAAATATGTATTTTACTGGATTTGGACTTCTTTTAGTGTATCTGATGTATAAGATGATGCATAAGAAGTAATTAAATCAAACTTATCTTTCTGGGATATGAAAACTGCTAAAATATATAATAAACTGCCTAAAATGATATGAAATTTCCATCCCGGACATTGTTGATAACCTACGAGTTTTAATATGCCACAATTTTCCGTGTGAGGGTAGAATCCTATAAATAATGATATAACCATTATTATTGAACTAATAATTACTCTAAACATGTATAGTAATTATTAGAAGTTAATAAACCTATCTGCGACGAGACCGACGACGTGTCTTCGTGCGTATTTTGCGGTGTTTCTTCGTGCGTATTTTGCGGTGTTTCTTCGTGCGTATTTTGCGGTGTTTCTTCGTGCGTCTTTTATGGCTACGATGTTTAGATTTTCTTCTTTTGTGGCGAGTATGGCGTCTTCTACGTCTACCTCCTGTCGGGGCATTGGCCAGCGCAGCTTTGTGCACCGCTTCTGCTGCTGCATAAGCGTCCTTGGCATCCGCCAATTTTGCTACTGCAGCATTATGTTGTTCAATAACCGCCAATTTTCTCTCTTCGTCGTCTGGGATGACATTCATTTCTTCTTTTCTTTCACCCTCTAATGCTTTTGCTGCCTGTACTTTAGCCGATGCTGCTGCTAATGTATTTCGCGATTTGGTTACGGCAGACTGTTTATCCTGTTTTTCTTTTTCATCTTCTGCTGCATAATGTAATCGTTGTGCTTCATTAAGATTAGCTAGTGTATCATCGGTTGTAAGTTTTCTTGCTACTGGTATTATTGCTACCGGAGGGCGTGGTATTGCTACCGGAGGGCGTGACATAAATGAATCTAAAGGTTGTTTGAAAACTGACATATATATATATATATAATTGCTAAAATAAATTATATAAATTTAATGATGACGCCGATGAGTTTTGCGTTTTCTACTATGTTTTCCACGATGTTTTCTCTTATGAGTTTTGCGTTTTCGGAGTTTTCGGCGAGTTCTGCGGCGATTACCACCTGTTATTGCAGGAAGTGGGTTAGATACATCTTGTGTATTGCCTGTCAATGCTGTGGCTCCTGTTTTTGACGCGATTTTTTGTGCTTGTGTAGTTGCATCATGGACTGTTTGTTCGATTTTGACTTTCCCTTCGTCTATATTTTTTATAGTAGCGCGATGTGCGTCGTCTATATTTGTTATAACGCCGCGATGTGCGTCCATCGCCATTTTTTTAGCTTTATCTGCTGCTTCTTTCAAGTCATTTGAGATAAGAGCTGCTTGGTTATTGGCCGCTGCTTTAAGTGCTTCCAAAAAACCTCCTCTTTTTTTTCTGGAACCTCCTTTTCTTGTTCTTCCCATTATATATATTTGATTAGAAAATATATAGAATTTATATTTTAACGCGTTTGTATAATTCCAAAGCTGCTAAACCTCCAGCCACTTGAGCAACAATGTACGGGAGCAAATCGGATGCTGGTTGGGCTCCTTTGGCTACCATCATAACCGTAACAGCTGGATTAAAGTTTCCACCAGAGAATGGTCCGAAAATCATAATAGATACAATCAATGCAATACCGATTGGAATAGCTGAGCCTGTTGCTAAAATTACATATAAGAAAAGTAAAGTTCCTAAAAATTCTGCTAATAACTTATTCATTATAATAATAGAGTAGAATAAATTATGATTTAGTTTTGACCAATGGTTTGAGTTCCGGTTATACAAGCAACCAATCCACATGAGTTTGGTCCACCACCTCCGGTGGTTACAATATTCATAGATCCGCCCATCACGCGTTTCCAGTAGGTGACATCTTCGCCCGACCCACCATTTGCGCTAAAGACATACTTGCATTGACCTGATGGCAACCAAGTGCTACCAATGCCTTTTCTTAATCCGAAAAGAGGACCATATCCATAGTTAACTGAGTTACCATATTGATCAGTAGATGGTGTTTTAATTCTTGCTACACGTCGTCTGATGGCGCGTGACCGGGCATCTTCGCTGCCGTAATTTCGTGTTGGCATCGGTTTAGTTTGGCGTTGTAAATAGCTTAAACGACCGATGGAAGGGCGGCTAGCAATCCCTCGTTGTCTATTTGTTCTGCAAAGTCCGTAGGGGTATTGTCCACAAGGCATTTATATATATACAAACAATATTATTTTTATCCAAAAGTATTTTCTCCACTATAGCAGGTATATAGGAAACCGTCTAAATCTTTATACTTTTCATAAACCGTTCCCAGAGTTTGGTTGCCCGTGACCATAACAGAATCTCCAACAAAAAGATAGATGCTTTGTTCAGGTTTTATTTTTATTCTTTGTCGTATCACATAGAGAAATCCTGCCATTGATAAATCTAAAGGTACTAAATATTTCTTCCGGTCGATATCCAGAACTCCTCTCCCCACATATTCGCAAATAATAGGTATCCTATTTGGATATTTTTCCATAATTCTACTGGATTCCAATAATCGTTTTTCAAAAGTATGTTTATCTTTAAATCGCGTATGTTGTGTTAAATAAGTCTTACCATCTTCAAAAAATCGTCTAGCTGTAATTGTTACCGCTTGCATCTGATATATTGTAATTATTTTATTATTAAAAATTTTATAACCTAAATTATGTAAGAATTATTCAGTAATGATTCTTGGAGCAATGTTCATTGTAATAAGCTCGTGAAATAACAATTTACAAGCATATGGAATATTAATCTGAGCAAAGTCTGTTCGATTATCGCAAGTTTTGCATAAATGAATTCCTTTTTTATCATTATAAATGGACAACATCCCGCACTTCTTGCAACAATAAGTAGTAAATTTATCCGAACAATCATACATTCTTCCCTTGGTAAATCTACTAGCTCCATGCGAAACCATACAATCTCTTTCCATCTCGCCAAATCTGAGACCACCTTCTCGTGCTCTACCTTCCGCTGGTTGACGCGTCAACACCACCATAGGACCATGACCTCTACTATGTTGTTTATCTTTAACCATATGCTTTAATCTTTGATAGAATGCTGGTCCATAAAACACGCTTGTTTCAAGTTGTTCGCCAGTCATTCCATTATTAAATACTTTGTTTCCGTGTGCTTCGTAACCATGTTGCGTCATCAATTTGCAAATATCTTTAATGGGGAAATTATTAAAACTTGTTCCATCGCCAAACAAACCCAATTCTAATAGAACACATCCTAGTAAAGTTTCTTTCAACTGACCAATTGTCATGCGAGAAGGAATCGCGTGAGGGTTAATTATGATGTCTGGTCTTAACCCATTTTCATCGAAGGGCATATCTTTTTCTGGTAAAATGATACCAATTGTGCCTTTTTGTCCGTGGCGACTACTAAATTTATCTCCAATGACGGGCTTCCGATAAGCCCTAATTCTAACCTTTGCAAATGTATAACCATCGCCATTGCAGTTTACATAATTTTTATCAACATAACATTCTTCATTTGTTCTGAATGATTTGCTTTGATCTTGATATTTAATAACCTTTGTATGGTCGTTTCTATTTTCTTTGATGGGTACTACTTTCCCTAAAATAATATCTTTATTGTTCAGTAAAGTATTTTCAGCGACGACACCTTTATTATTTAATTTATCATAATTGCCAAATTTCATACCTTTTGTTTTTGTTCTGTCTGGTTTACAACGAATCTCTTCATCACCATGAATTTTTTTATCTTCATCTTTTTCCGTATGATAAATGGTAGCAGCGAACATCCCACGGTCAATCGCACCTTGATTAAATATAATACTATCCTCCTGATTATATCCAGAGTAACTCATAATTGCAACCATGACAACTTCGCCGGACGGAATTCTATCTAATTTAATATACTGCATCAATCTAGTATCTACTAATGGTCTCATTGAATAACTCAAAATATATGCTGTTTTATCCATTCTATTTTTAAAATTAGTAACATACATCCCCATTGCTTGTTTTCCCATCGCACACTGGTATGTATTTCTGGGGGATTGATTATGTTCGGGAAATGGAATACACGAAGCGAGGATACCAAATATTGTACTGGGATGAATTTCACAATGCGTATAAGTATAATTGAATTTGTCCATTTTACTAAGATGTTGTCTGGTCATTGCAATCATCGCGAAATTTTGCTCTTCGGGATCTATATATTCCAATATTGATTCGTGCACTTCATGATTTACGAGCAAATCTGCCCATTTTATTTTTTTATCTTTGACTTTTGCAGCAATTTCCGGTGTAATAATAAGTTTATTGTCTTTTACTTTAAGCAGAGGGCGTGTAGGACGACCGGCCTCATTGCAAATTCTAATTTCTTTATTTGTATAATCAAATACAACGGAAGTGTAAATATTAATAATACCCTTGTATTTTTTATTATGCAGAGACACATATAATTCATAAGGTTTTTTGGCAATTCCTATCCAGTTACCGTTAATAATAACTTTTACTTTATTAAACAACTCTTTTACACCCATATCTTCAATTGGTGTAATAAATCCCTCCATAACTTCATACAAAGGATTGCTATTAGAACGAATAGTGATATGAGCCATATAACTTAAATTCTTTACAACACCAACAGGTGCGCCTTCTGGCGTCTCTGCCGGACATATGTATCCCCATTGTGTATTATGCAATTTTCTAGGAGGAATCAACTTGCCGCTTTTATCAATGGGTGTATTTATTCTTCTCGCGTGTGATAGACTAGAGATATATGTGAGTCTATTCAATACTTGTGCCACACCAACCTTTGATGAACTGGTATTTTTAATTCCAAAATCTCCAGTAGCCAATGCTCGTTTAATGCCATTTTCAATGGTGGTTGATTTTACAATTTTATAAACGTTTGTTTGGTTTACAATATTCAAATAATTTTCAGTAGATTTCCAAGAGCCATTGTTAATTTCTCTAACAATTTGTTTTTGCATATCTTTTACAAGTTTATTAAAGTAATTACGAAATAGATTGTTTAATAGTGTTCCAGCTAGGTCAATCCTCTTATTAATATAAGAATCGCGGTCGGAAGGCAGAATCCATCCAAAACTGGTAGATAATAATTTATTTGTCATCAATCCAAGAAAATATTTCTTTTGAATATCAGATTTACAATGTGGAAATAAATCATTTTCTAGTACAGATATTGTAAATTCTTTTTTTTTCTTTTCCCCCGCTTCTTTTTCCATATTAATTGGAGTATACATTGCAAAATCAACAATATGCATTAGAGCTTCTTCTTGCGTAATATGTTTATTTGCTTGGACCATAGATGCTTTGAGTCCGAACAACATTTGTTTCATTTTCTCATCATCAATATCTAGGATAATCAATTCACAAATAGCTTTATCTGATACAATGCCCATTGCACGAAATAAGATAAATAGTGGAACAGGTTGTTTTATCCTGGGGATTTGTATATAAATAGGATGACCAAATCCGTTATTTCTATGAGCAATCATCATATTAATTTGTTTTGGAGAGATACATTTATAATCGGGAACTGATTTGATTTCTGCCAACCATTCCCATTTATTATTATTTTTTTTAATATTGAAACAATATATTTTATTCTCTGCGGCTCTTTCTTGTGGAATTACAATTTTTTCACTACCATTAATTATGAAATACCCTCCAGCATCTACATAACATTCACCAGTAATTTTATGATCTAGATGTTTATATTGTTTTAATACACATATATCCGATTTTACCATAATAGGCATTTTGCCAATATGAATTTTGGGAAGTGTTTTATAAAATGTTTCTGTTTGTATAAGAGTTTCTCCAAAGCGTCTAATGATTTTAAGATTTAAATCTACGGTCATCGATGCCGCGTATGTAAAATTGCGCAAACGAGCTTCGTGGGGGAACATCAGTTTTGTGGCTCCATTATTTTCATGAATTTGAGGACGATAAATATGAAAATTGCTGAATGTAACAACCATTTCCAATGTGTACTTATCGCATTGTTTATCGTAATCGTGTTCAGAATGAATCGTTACAGGGTTAAACATATCTATTGTTTTTTGAATTTCGTGATTTACGAAATGATTATATGATTCTAATTGATGTCGAACACATCTTGTTAAATGTTGTCCATCAAAATAAGATTCAATTATACTCCAAGGCATTTCTTCCATTGCATTGTTCTTACTTTTGCTTGACATTTGAGGATTATCATTCATTATCAGGTTAATTTATATTTCAATTTATCTTTAAATGGTTTTGAATATTTGAAAGACCACTTCTTATTCAAGTTATACTTTTATGCCATATTCTAAACCAATATAAAATTGAACTATCCAATGTATTCTTATAAATATATTATTTGAAATCATAATGAGCACACGAGAAGAACGAGTGAAAAATGCAAGAGAGGGAAGGATAACGCACCGTAAGAATAATATGAGTCACTTTGGTGCTGCTAAAAATAAGGTCGGAATTGATCCTGCTGTCACAATATATACAACAACAGATGTTTTCATCGAATCGCCCTTCGCTAAACAGACAGATGTAGCTGAAAGTATGTTGCAAAATATGGAAAAAACAAGAATGGAACGTTCTATGAAAAAAATCCAAAGTGACTTGCTTGTCACAAATAACCGTTATATACCGCCTGGACAAAGAGACGGTGCGGATAAAAAAATAGCATACGGTGCTGAAATTACAGAAAAGGATTTCCATACATTACGGATTACCAACGTTAGTCTTGAGACAACTGAAAATGAACTTGGTGATTTGTTTTCTCGATTCGGTCAATTGACACGTGTCAAATTAATGACTGATTACAGAGGAAATGGTAGTTTTGCTTTTATTTCATTTTCTTCGAAATCTGACGCGTTGGAAGCAAAGAACCAATTACAAGGGTATGGTTTGAATCATTCGATTTTAAAAATTGATACGGCTGTGCAAAAAAAAAGAAATAATTGGTGATAGCTTACTTGTTGTAAACTTATGAATCTAGTTAAATTATTTGTCATAATTAATATAACAGTAGATATATATGAACAATTCGCCAAAAAATCCAACGAATCTTAAAAAAAATCTACTATTTTTTATTAAAGATATCTCAAACAATTATCCGTTTCTAGATCATAGTGGGAACATAGTTATAAATCCTCTTTTTGACCCCCTACAGGGTTGGGAGAAGAATAAAAATACTTTATTATTAGAAGATAATAATAATAATAATATAAAAAAAAGGGGTGATAGTTTTACTATGAGACTAGATTCAATTATTGATGATATTCGCAAAGAAAGAAAACAAAATGCACAAAATATAAAAATGGACAATCTATTCAAATTAAAATCAACTTTAAATGAGCAATCAAATCCCCAAAAACAAGTGTCCTTTAATACTACTTTAAATGTAAGAGATGCCCTAGATGATTTATTATTACAAATAACAAAAAAATATGATTCAGCTAATAATTCGTCACCCGATAGTAAACAAATTGTACCACAAAGAAAACTTCCTCCTCCACCGTTTCATAAGTTTAAACATGGGCGTTCATCATCGATATATATCCCACCAAATATTGATTGGAACACACCTATACCGTTTCCTCCTCCGGAAATTAAAAAAGAACTCAGAATTATAGATCGCGAGGTCAATGGAATTGCTGATTTGTTAGAGCTTATAGAAAATAATCCTATATCTCCTTACATTGAATATAATATCAATATGGAGTCCATTCATAATATTAAAGCACCATTATTTGAATTGAATGAGATGATTGGAATGAATGGTCTTAAGGATTCCATCGTAGACCAAATTATATACTTCGTACAAAATTTACACATTAATAAAGATGCGGTAAATCACGATTTTATGCATACTTGTATTTATGGACCTCCTGGCACAGGTAAAACGGAAATAGCTAAAATTATGGGGCAAATATTCTCTTCATTAGGAATACTTAAAAAAAAGTATTTTAAAAAAGTAACACGAACTGATTTAATTGCAGGATATTTAGGTCAAACTGCCATCAAAACAAGAGATGTCATAAAAGATGCTTTGGGTGGTGTATTATTTATAGATGAAGCATATGCTTTAGAAAATAAAGAAAAAAGAGATAGTTTCGCCAAAGAGTGCATAGACACATTATGTGAAGGGTTAAGTGACCATAAAGACCAATTGATGGTTATTATAGCAGGATATGAAACAGACCTTAAAAATTGTTTCTTTGCCTATAACCAAGGATTAAATTCACGATTCCCTTGGCGATTTAAAACAGATAATTATAATGGTTCTGAATTAAATAAAATATTTCAGAAAAAGATTAATGATGCCGGTTGGACCCTCAAAGAAGAAATACACGATAAATGGTTCGAATCCAAAATGGATACTTTTACCTTTTATGGGAGAGATATGGAAACTTTGCTATCAAAGACCAAAATTGCACACGGTCGTCGCGTATTTTGTAAACCGAAAGAAGAAAAAATGAAACTTACTATGAAGGATATTGAAAAAGGATACGATATGTTTATTGATAATAATGAAGTTAAAGAACGCGATAATAAAAATGGTCATATTGAACATATGTATCTTTAATTGGGTTATTAATTCATTGTTTTTCTGTTTATAACTATTAGTAATGGAAAAACAACGAAAAACAATTCAAATCAACCCTGCTTTTTTTAAAATAGGAACAAAAACCAGAAAACAGGCACAAGAAAAAAAACGATCAGATTTAAGACAAACAATCAAACCTAATAATTTAAAAAAACAACTTTTATCTAGAATTAAAAATCATCAACAAACACGCGAAAAAACAAGTGAACAATCTGACACTGATAATCTAGATAAATTCCAAAATGATTTTAATTCATCCTTAAATTATCTACAAACTATGATTAAACAAAAAAGAGAAGATAAACGAAAAAGAACCATCAAGAAAAAAGAAAAAATAACATCACAAGCACCACAAGCATCACAAGCACCACAAGCATCACAAGCACCACAAGCATCACAAGCACCACAAGCACCACAAGCACCAATAATAAATACGCAACCATTTACACAGGCTCCAAGCACTGCGACAAATAGTCTCATTCAACAACCACCGCAATTGGTTCAAACAAAGTCAAATGATTCTGTTGCGCTACCGTATGGTTGTTTAAAAAACGGAACAAAGCCAACATATTCGCAGTACATAAAAACACTTAAAAAGGATAATACTTATAAAAAACAAACATTAGTATTACCACCAAAACCACCTCCTACTACCGAAGTATTGGAGAGAAGGGAAAAACTTAATAAACTAAAGGAAACTATGGCGGTACCTAAAAAAGAAATTATATTGAAAACTGTTAATATGAAACGCACTATTAAAATATTTAAATTAGGGAAAAAAGGAGATAAAGTTGGAGTGTTAGTGAAATCAGGTAAAACTAGAAAGAAAATAAGAGAAGAACATAAAATACTACATTCCAAATGTATATTAGAAGTTAAAAGTTATCTGCGCAAACATAATTTAATAAAAGCAGGCACTGCCGCCCCTGAAAATATATTGAGGAAATTATATGAGGATAGCTTTCTGGCGGGAGATATTTATAATAAAAATGCTGACATTTTACTACATAACTACATGCAGACAGACAACCAACACTATAAATAAAATATATTTAAAGTCTATCCAAATATTATATTAGATGGGTATTCACGAACAATTTTACGATATTGAAACAAAGGCTCGCAAAAAATATGGTGAGAAAACATTGGTATTTCTGCAGTGCGGTTCTTTTTTTGAAACATATGGGTATAAAAAGGACGGGCAATTTCTTAACAAATACTACACCGAATATAGTAGGATATGTGATTTTTGTATGAAGGAAAAAAATATAAAATATAAAGGAACTGATGTGTGGATGATTGGGTTTCCTGATTATTGTTTGGAAAAATATGTACCAAAGATGACTAGCGAAGGATTTACAATAGTAATATGGGTTCAAGCAGACGACCCAACAAAAATTCGTTTTGAAAAATGCATTTGTTCACCAGGCACCGATTTTGATAATATCACCAAGAATATTACAAATTATAGTATGTGTATGTGGATAAAAAAAACTAAATCAACTCTTCTGAATAAAACACCTGAACTAATTTGCGGAATGTCTGCAATAGATATATTAACAGGCGATACGCACATTTTCGAGTATCGAGAAAAATATTTTCATAATCCAACTACCTTTGATGAAATAGAACGATTTTATTCCTCCTATAATCCGAGTGAAATATTAGTAATATATGAAACTTCTGATGAAGAAATTAGGGATATTTTACAATTTTCGCAAATTGAATGTGATAAAATTCATATGATTCGATTAGATGATGTTAATAATAGTCATCAACCAATCGCTAAAAAATGTGAAAACCAAACCTATATCAAAGAACAACTGCATCAATTTTACGATATTCAAGAGTATCATGTATTTTGCCAGACACATCGTTTGGATGAGTATCAGCTAGCAACGCAAGCTTTTTGTTTTCATTTAAACTTTATTTATGGATGTAATCCTAATCTTGTTAAGAAAATTAAGAAACCATTATTCGATAATAAAGGAGACCGTCTTATTTTGGGCAATCATTCATTGAAACAGTTGAACATAATTAGCAATCAACAACATAGAGGCGTTTTATCTTCAATTAGTAATTTTTTAAATAAATGCAATACTCCTATGGGAAAAAGAAAACTTCACAACACTTTGATTAACCCCACCAGCAATAGTGAAGACTTGCAAAAGCAATATGCTATTACTCAATATGTACGTGATAATTACGAAACATTTGAAAATATACGAAACGAGTTAAAAACCATTGGTGATTTTGAAAGATTATATCGAAAACTGATTTTACAGCGCGTTGCTCCTGCTGAGCTCAGTCAATTTCATAATAGTTTAAATATTATATTGAAGATATACACAACTTTAAAGTCTGATGAACGAATAAATGAACATATTAAATGTCCTAATCTCTCCACGAAGTGTGGTGAATTGATGAAAATACTAGATGATAATATACTTCTCACAGCAGCATCCAAGATTGGAACAGTTAAGTTTGATGTTAACATCTTTAAAAGAGGAATATTTGCAGAGCTAGATGATTTCGAGAAAGAATATGAAGAAAGTAAGGATGAATTGGAGTGTTTGCGATTATATTTGGAGAGATTTATAGTAAAATATAAAGGAAAGAAGACAAATCAAATGATCAAAATTCACGAAACGGATAAAAACGGATTATTTTTATCTATAACTGGAAATCGCGCTAAAATTTTGAAGGAGACACTTAAAAAAGAAGAAACATATCAGGGTAAACCAATAAAATATACTTCAACTTATAATAACGAGGAGAGAGAACTCGTATTTAACCCGCATAATGTTCAATACATTAAACATACGAAAAGTAATTTTAGATTAGACAGTGTTCAACTTAATACCATATATCATTCTATTTTTCATGAAAAAGAAAGTTTGAAAGAAGAATTGACGGAGGTATATAAAAAATTCATTATATCATTACAAGAATACAGTGAACAAATTGAGACGATTGTTAAGTATGTAACAGAATTAGATATGGTTACAACAAAAGCCTATTTGGCTAAGAAATTCAATTATTGTATGCCAGTCATTGATGATTCAGCAAAACAGTCTTTTTTACGAGCCAAAGATATGCGACATATATTAATTGAAAACTTGCAAGAGGATGAAACTTATGTGCCTAATGATATAGAATTGGGAATCGATACAAATCAAAATGGTATATTATTATATGGAACCAATGCAGTAGGTAAATCGTCTTTGATTCGTTCTATAGGCATTTGCGTTATTATGGCGCAAGCGGGATTATTTGTTCCTTGTTCGGAGTTTATATATAAACCTTATAAATCCATATTTACAAGAATATTGGGAAATGATAATCTTTTTAAAGGACTAAGTACATTTGCGGTTGAAATGTCTGAGTTGCGCACTATTCTTAATAACGCTACGAAAAATAGTTTAGTATTGGGAGATGAATTATGTAGTGGCACAGAAACTACCTCAGCTATGAGTATATTTATGGCGGGTGTTATTCAGTTACATAATAGAGAAGCGTCATTTATTTTTGCCACACATTTTCATGAAATAACACACGAAAATAGATTAAAAAACCTTGCAAATCTTTCACTTAAACATATGGCAGTCTATTATGATGCTGAAACAGATTGTTTAATATATGATAGAAAATTACAGGATGGACCAGGAATAAGTATGTATGGTTTAGAAGTATGTAAATCATTGCATTTACCGGATGATTTTTTAGAATTGGCAAATAATATAAGAAAGGAGCGTGACAATGATAAGTCGGTGTTATCAAGGCATCCTACGAGTTATAATAGAAAAAAACTGAAGGGGGACTGTGAACAATGTGGCGAAGAAGCCGTTGATGCTCATCATTTAGTACCGCAAAAATTAGCTAATAAAGATGGATTTATAGGAACATTTCATAAGAACCACAAAGCGAATATTATGAATTTATGTAAATCTTGTCATAATAAAGAAACAAAAAATGACACAAAAAAACGACGAACAAAAACTACTAAGGGTATGCAACTCCTGGAACGAGAATAAAAAAATATATTTATATATAAATGACAAAAGATATTGTTCCAATGGCATTTGATTTTATTAAACAACATATTTTAGATATCATACTTGTAGTGTTGCTATTATTCTGCATGGTGGTTTATATTGTATTAAATAATATTACCTTTCCAAAATCATATCCAAAATTGCAAAGAATGGTAGTTTTAGAGAATTTAGATAATATGGATGAAGACGCGGCGAAAGAGCCTGAAGAAAATACAAACGAAGATTCAGAGGAGCCAGATAGTGCCACTATTTCCGGAATTGAATCCGGTGTTCAAAAGAAGGCAGAAGAAAAACAAGAAGCTAGTCAACCTAAAACTACCACTCAAAATATCAATCTTTGTAGCGGAGGGTTGCAAGATAAAAATAAGGCTTGTATTGCATTAGCAACAAAAGATAGTTGTGGCAGCGCGGATTGTTGTATTTGGGCTAAAAAGAAAAAAAGTAAAAACTTTAGCTGTATTGGTGGAGATGAAGGTGGCGCCACATATGACGGACAAGATTATGATGATTATTATTATAAAAATAAGAGATTCCCTGCACCTGATGTTAAAAAGGCAACTAACTAACTTTAGAAATACAATTAAAAATTGATTTATAGATAATGATATACGTGTATAGTATATATCATGATTATTCCAGTAAAATGTTTTAGCTGTGGCAAGGTTTTAGGAGATAAATATAGGTTTTATGTGAGAGAGGTGCGTAAAGTTAAGAGCTCCAACGATGACTTTAGTAAAGTAACTTATTTAACCCAATCAAATATGGAAAAAACGGCAGAAGGAAAAATTTTAGATAGAATGGGTCTTAATAAAATTTGTTGTCGTAGACATATGTTAACACATGTTGATATCGAATAATTTCTCTAGCTTATATATAATGACAATCAAAGGAAGAAGGCACAAAAGTACCAAAAAACATAAACGAACAAAAACAAGACACCATAAGATTCGTAAAAGACGTCAAACTAAGCATAGAATGCGAGGTGGTGCTTTGCCAGGTATTGCAATAACGTCACCTTTACAACCATTCAACGGAAGATGGGGAGGAAAAATGGAAGCATTCCCACCTGGTCCTATGTATAAACCAGGCGTTAATAATGATGCAAAATACTATGGTAAATTAGAGGCTGTTATTGCACCTCCAAAAAATACCTATGGAAGTGGCTTCACCCGCAACCATGGTAAAATTAAAGGAGGTCGTAAAGGAAGAAAAAGTCGTAAAGGAAGAAAAAGTCGTAAAGGAGTAAAAAGTCGTAAAGGAGGAAAAAGTCGTAAGGGAGGCCGTGGTCGCCGCAAGCGCGGAGGTAATATGTCAACATTTCTAGCAGATAATGTGCCTGGATTTTCAGATGTCCGTGATGTATACTGGAAAGGAGGTGAAGTCCTTAAAGATGGTTATAATACTTGGTTTGGATATGATAAGGCGGATAATACTAGTGCTGGCGTTCAACCAATCGGGCGAAACAATGAGGTAGCAAAACCAAAAATTGTTAATATCCCAACATCTTTGGCGAGTGGCGCATTATCGGCTAAAAAATACTCCCCGTAAGTTTATTTCTCTATTTATAATAAGAAATGAACAATTTTGAGAATCAGGTTAAATCATTGTGTACACCTGCACAAATATATTTTTTTTTATCAATGTTTAGTGTTTTAGCAATTATGAGTCAGAATGCGATGCAAAGTCGTATTTATAGAATTGGGGTTTATTCAGTTCCAACTCCATTTACCAATATTGTTACATTTTTAATGAAAATAATTAGTATTGTCATATGGACTTATATTCTTAAATATCTATGCGACAATGGATTTATGAGTATTGCCTGGTTTTTAGTGTTATTGCCAATTGTATTTATGTTTGTGATGATAGGCGCAGTTATGTTAATACTTACTGAAAATAAAAAAGCCGTTACACAACAAGTTGCCGCTTTTCAAAAATCGCAACGACCAGGTATCCAGACGCAACCTCAATAAATTATTAAGTTGATTATTTAATAATTTGATAAAGAATGGTTTTAAAAATATATGCTTTACTTATATCAGAAATGGACCAATTTAATGATATACCATGGAAAATTATCAGTACGTATTTTCGAGATAACCCAACTGCTTTAATCGATCATCATTTAGTATCTTACAATGCTTTTTTCGATAATGGAATTAAACAAGTTCTAAAAGAAAAAAATCCAATTCGTTTTATTAAAGATCAACACAAAAAAAGTAAAGATTTTCAACATCAAGCCTATTTGTATATTGGTGGGAAAAACGCCGATAAACTATATTATGGAAAACCAGTAATTTATGACGATAATGATGATGAACATATAATGTATCCAAATGAAGCACGCTTAAGAAATATGACTTATGCTTTTACAATCCATGTTGATATAGAAGTAGAATTTTTCATAAAATCATATAATGAAAGTGATAACGTGGTATATGAACATAGTGAAATAGTAACAATTCCAAAAATATATTTAGGTAAATTTCCCATCATGCTTCAATCCGATATGTGTATATTGAAAAGCCTCTCTCCAGAAGTAAGATATAATATGGGAGAATGTCGTAATGACAACGGTGGCTATTTCATCGTTGATGGAAAAGAGAAGGTGATTATCTGTCAAGAAAAATTTGCTGACAATACGCTTTACATTCAAGAGAAAGCGTCGGATATGTATAGTTTTTCTGCAAATATACGGTCTGTTTCAGAAGATGCCTCAAAACCAGTAAGAACATTATCAATAAGAATGGTGGCGGAACAACCATCTTCTTCCAACTCGCAAATTGTAGTATCTATTCCTAATGTTAGAAAACCGGTCCCGTTGTTTATAGTGATGCGCGCACTGGGTGTTATTTCAGATAAAGAAATCATTGAATATTGTTTATTGGATATTAATCAAAATGAAAATTTACTTGATTTATTCAGACCATCTATCCACGATGCAGGATTGGTTTTTACACAACAAGCTGCTCTAGGTTATATTGCTTCATTAACAAAAGGTAAATCAAATAGTCATACAATTGAGATTTTAATGAATTATTTTTTACCACATATTGGGGAATTAAATTTTAAGCAAAAAGCACTGTATTTAGGATATATCGTTAATAGGTTATTACAAGTAGCGACTGGTACAGAAAAACCCACAAACAGAGACAGTTATTTATATAAGAGAATCGAAGTTTCGGGAATGCTAATACGAGATTTATTTGTGGAATATTATAAATTGCAACAAACATCCATTTATAAAAAAATGGATTACGAACATTTTTATAATAAATCAACCGCAAAGTATAAACAAGCTGGTTTTATGAATTTGATTTTAGAAAACATACCTTTGATATTTGGAGACAGGGTTGTTGAAAAAGGATTTCGTAAAGCTTTTAAAGGAGATTGGGGCTCGGAAAAACATACAAAACGACCTGGTTTATTGCAAGATTTAAGTCGCTTATCCTATTGGAGTTTTATAGCACAATTGAGAAAAACAAACATCCACATTGATGCGGATGGTGCGAAGATTGTTGGTCCTCGTTGGTTAAACAGTACACAATGGGGTATTTTATGTCCTATCCATACACCAGATGGTGGAAATATTGGTTTTCACAAACACATGGCAATATTTACAAGAATTAGCCCGAAATTATCTGGATATCCATTTATTAAACATTTGCGATCCCTGGGTGTCACATTATTAGAGGAAAGTTCTATAGGATTTCTCTCCAAATCTACAAAGATTTTTGTAAATGGTGCCTGGATTGGTGCTACAGATAATATTGTGGATTTATATAATTTTTTAAAGACCCAACGACGAAATGGGTTATTTAGTCCATATATAAGTATTAGCTGGAATATTGAACGACAAGAATTAATAATATTAACAGGGGCAGGCAGACCATCTCATCCTTTATTTCATGTAAAAGGAAATACGATTAGTTACCAACAAGAACAAATTATGAATAAAATTGCAGCGGACACTTTAACTTGGGAAGAAGCTATTACAGGAACAAGGAATAAAAAAGAAAAAATTAATATTAATAGTGATAGAATTTATAACAAAACAGACTTATATGGTAAAGATGCTAATTTGAAAGAAAGCGAAGCAATTATTGAATATTTGGATACACAGGAAATGGAAGGTGTTAAACTGGCCATGTATACGGAGGAACAATCGAATTATACTAAGAATAAAATTACCCATAAGGAAATTCACCCATCAGCTATTTTAAGTGTAATGGCAAACCAAATTGTTTATCCGAGTAATAATCCATATCCTCGTGATTTGTTTTCTTGTGGACAGAGTAAACAGGCAGTGTCCGTTTTTCACACAAATTATCAAAATCGCATGGACAAAACCTCTTATTTCCTGAATTATGGACAAATACCACTAGTCAAAAGTCGATACTTAGATTATGTAACTAAAGAACAACATCCATATGGGGTGAATGCGATAGTTGCGGTAATGTGTTACACAGGATATAATGTTGAAGATGCTGTGATTATTAATAAAAATGCATTAGACCGTGGATTATTTAGAACTACTTATATGTCAACATATGAAGCTAATGAGGAAAAAACCAAGATTGGGAATATTTCTATTGATAAAAACTTCATGGATGTCAATAATTTTAATGTGGTGGGAAAGAAACCAGGATATGATTACAGTATGTTGGAACCTAAGTCAGGACTTATTAAAGAAAATTCCTTAGTGAACGAAAAAACCATATTAATCGGAATGGCAACAAATACAGTTAGTAGTTCTGATGCTTATATTGATGAATCTATAAAACCAAAGAAAGGGACATTAGGTTACATAGATAAGTCTTTCATGACAAGAGACGAAGAAGGCAGGCGTCTTGCAAAAGTAAGAATACGACATATTCGTATTCCAGCCATAGGGGACAAATTTGCCAGTAGAGCAGGGCAAAAAGGTACAATTGGCATTGTGTTAGAAGAAGCTGATATGCCAACAACAGCAGATGGCATTCGACCAGATATAATTGTCAATCCTCATGCATTTCCCTCGCGTATGACTATCGGTCATTTGGTAGAATCTTTGATAGGCAAAGTCGGTGCTGTTTATGGTGGTTTTGGCGATTGCACCGCATTTTTGAATAAAGGTCCGAAAGATAAGATATTTGGAGATTTATTGACAAAACAAGGTTATAGTTCTACTGGAACTGAAATTATGTATAATGGAATGACTGGTGAACAATTGGAAACAGAGATTTACATTGGTCCAACATATTATATGAGATTAAAACATATGGTTAAAGATAAAATTAATTACAGAGCCCGTGGACCGCGCTCTGTATTAACAAGACAAACGGTGGGTGGTAGGGCGAACGATGGTGGCTTGAGAATTGGAGAAATGGACCGCGACGCGGTTATTGGGCACGGAATGTCTGGATTTTTACGAGAATCAATGATGGTTCGTGGAGATCAATTTCGAATGGCAATATGTAATAAATCTGGCACTATAGCGGTATATAATGCATCGCGCAATATTTTCTTAAGTCCAATGGTTGATGGTCCTCTGAAATTTGTGGGGAATTTAGAAAACTCGTTAAATGTTGTGCCTATCAGTAGATTTGGTCGCAGTTTCAGCATTGTTGATGTGCCATATGCATTTAAATTATTATATCAAGAATTGTTGACTATGAATGTCCAGATGCGGTTTATTACTGCAGATAACGTTGATCAATTGTTACCATTAATAAAGACGGATAATCTCGAAAAATTAACCGGAGAAACAAAGCTGATGGATATTGAGCAGAAAACATATGATAAAATCAAAGCAGAGCACGAGAAACATATCCCCAGTGCTAAATTTGATGCTCCAAGTGAACAAGATGTGCCAGAACAATCGGATTGGGGTATTCCTCAACAATACGGTTATGATGATGTACAATCATTCGGAATACCAGATACATTTGAAAATGTATTTGTCCCATCAACACAACCATCCAAAATAATCGCTGCATTTAAATCTACCGATAAAGATTTGCAGCAAGGAGACAAAGTTACTTTTCAGGGCGCGGTGGATCAAGGTTATCCCGCGGATACTATATTTACTGTAAAATGGATTGATTATGACAATGCAGACGCAATGATTATTGGTCCAGATGAAAACGAACCGATAGTTGCATACCCAGGTGAATTAGGAGATGTTCCTGCACCGATGTCACCAGATTACGTGCCTGTTTCACCAACTTACGGACCTGTTTCACCAGATTACGTACCTATTTCACCAACTTACGGACCTGTTTCACCAGTCGTAACAGTAACTGATACAAGGACCGTCACTGGTCCACCAGAATTGGTTTTACCACCACAGCACGGATTTAGGGCATATAATGCACCACAAGTTGACGAACTTAAAGAAAACTTTGATTATCAAGATGTGGCACATACAAATGGACCGACAGGATGGACACCTGAAACAGATGATAGTCCCATTGATTATGAAAAAGGACCAGATGAAGGGTCCGAAACAGTTGCTGGTGAAGTTATGGAAAATAAGGTAATTCGAACCATTAAAGAAGTGGATGATTCTGGAAAAGACACAATGCCGTTATTAGCGACCGTTGTCAATGAAAAGGAAAAAGAAAGTATATTAGATACAAAAAAAGTAAAAACTATTTAGAAATAGATAAATTGAAATCATTTAAAAATATTATTGAATTAATATAAACATAATGAGTACGAGCTATAGCCCAATTATTTCAAAAGTATACAAATCTAGAATTATACTCTTGGAAATTTTAAAAGCTAGAGGTTTTGACACAGATGACTGGGGCGGATTCTCTGTAACTGAAATTGAAACTCTATATAATAACAAACAATTGGATATGCTATTAGAAAATCCTACAACTAATAAAAAAATTTTCATTAAATATCATTTAGCAACACGTTTAGGACCTGTTCATGTTTATGATTATGTGGATGATTTATTTGATATTGAAGATGTATTGACCACTTATGACGATTTGATTATTATTTCAAAAGATAAAGTTAATACAACTATCCAAGATTTAATAGAACAGTCATTTATTAAAGATAAGCGATTTGTTAATATTTATAATTTGAATGATTATTTATTTAATATTTTAAATCACATAATGGTACCCCCACACTTGATTTTAGATGATACGGAAAAAAAAAAAGTTGAGCAAAGATATAATGTGACCAACGATTCGGAGTTTCCTGAAATTTCCAGATTTGATCCAGTAGCAAAAGCCATAGGTCTACGACCAGGAGAATTATGTGAAATTACTCGCTCCTCACCTACAGCAGTACAAACAAAGTATTATCGGCTTTGTTATTAATATCCAAGTATATATATAAATGTCACAATATTCAAAAACGACAAAACAACAATTGAATGCATATAATCGAACCTTTAGTACGACTTTAAACTCAGAATATAAAAATGCTTTTATTCAATGCAGACAATCTAATGTAAATTGTGATACAATGAAAAGTCAATTAGTTAAGGTTCAAGATGCTTTGTCAGATGTGCAAAATTTAGCGGTATCGGTGAAGTCAGTAGTTGATAAAAAGAAAACTACTGTCTCTACTTATGAAAATAGATTAATAAGTCAAAAGCAGGAATTTCAAGATAAGTTGAAAGATTTAAATAGTATTAATGATACTGATAATGCTTCAAAAACATTAAGAAAAAATAAAAAAACAAGTATGACATATGAATACTTTACTTTAGCTTATTATGTTTTAACAATTATATTGGTAATTTTTTTATTGCATAAACAATATAAATTTTCAGCATTGTATTTTCTTGCTGTTTTTTTAGTAATATTATTGGTTATAGCCGGATTGGCTTGGTGGGGCATCCCTTATAACTGAATTTCATAAAATACATTTTCTATGACTAGTGTATAGAACATGTCATTAAAGGACTTATTAGGATTATTCGACAAAAAAACAAATCAAAGTGATAATTTAAATGTTAGTCTCCAGCAGGGAGCTAATTTTAACTCAATGCAATCTCGCATTGGGTCATCTGTTGAACCAAGATTAGCCCTCATTGAACAAACTACGGAACAAGGAATTGGATCAATTATAGAAAACTTTAGTGGAAATTCAAACGAGGCACCATTGGCGAAAGTAAATACTGTCGAATACAAAGAATTACAACAATTAGAAGATAATTTTAATAAAGCAGTATCAGAATATACCCGAAAACAAAATGCTATTATGTCCGAATCAAAAGTACCTCCCGCCGAGTCTTGTCAAGGGTGGTCATGTGAAATCAACGGACAATTTTGTCCAGCTGACCGTCCGGGAAGTAGTGGTGCCGGTGTTTGTTGCCGAAACGGAAAGTGGGAACAAGGTGCTTGCGATAAACAAAGCGCTGCAGGAAACAAAAACATAATGGATTCAATGTTTAAGGCTTTACAAGCAAAGACAACAGAGCTTCAACAAAAAACAATGTCATTCCATGGTCAACAAAAACAATTAACAGGTCCTGATGGACAACTCACTCAACAAAAATCTGCTACTTTACAGCAACTCACAGAATTACAAAGTCAACAATCTAGATTAAATAAACTAATATCAGAAGGAGACACTTTAAGCGCTTCAATTCATGATAATACATTACAAATGAATGCAGCATATATGCGTTATTTTGTTTGGTTGGGTGCAGCTATTACTTTAGGATTAGTAGCCATGCATAGGGCTAGTAAATAAAGTATTGAATGATATTATTTTTTATCTATATATTATAGATAAAAAATGTCAGATTTGAATTATTATGATCCGTTAACAACAATCAATGACAATGAACAAAATACTTTGGGAAAAATGCAATCTGCATTTAATTCGGCATTAGGAACTTCTAACTCTTCTCAAGATACTATGATTTCTAGTTATTTGTCTACTAATACTAGTAGACAAGCCTGTTATGCTCAATGCCCCCAAGGATGGTCTAATGATACACCAAATTGGGAAAAGGGGGTAAAAAAAGATGCTGCGGACACCGACGCAACACCCGACGAAGCATTAAAAGATGTTATCTCTTCTTGTAAAGCAGGTTGTGATTTAAAATGGCCAGGTATTGTTCAAAATGCTGCCGGTACACAAGGTGTCGATGGGGGACTAACCGTGGGAAGATATACAGGTACAGATGGTAAAAAACATGACATTGAAAAGTGTACAGATTTGTCAAAATTTGCACCGAAAGTCAAAATAGGAGGTTTATGTGATGCCAATGAAGAATGTGAAAGTGATGTTTGTGTAAATTGGGGAGGTAAATGCGCACGTTCTGGAGAGACCTTAGCTGGCAAGGATGGGCGTTGTGGATTAAGTGTGGTTAGAATTGATGGTTCAAATTACGCCTGGGGAAATACGTGGAATTCGATGTGTAAGCAAAATGTAGAACAATATGGTTTAGTTAAATGGCCAAACTATACACAATATTTTAAATATCAAGGTATTTGGGTAAAACTAAGTCCTGATTGGGGTTTTCCCAGTGCCCCTAAAATCAATAATCAAAGACTTGAGAATGGACAATATATTCAAGATGAAGCTACGGCTGTTAAGGCCGCAGAAGCCTATGGTGATTATTGTAAAGGTTTTTATCAACAAGAAGGGACAACTAATTTCATTCTTCAATCAGCGGGCGGAGAGAATCCTAAACCTAACTGGAATCAATTTGCTAGTGAATTAAGTCTTTTAAATGATACACGAGTTGAAGGATTTACATCAAGCGAAGATGAAAATAAAACATTAATTAAAAATCCAACAAAAGCTTATGCGTGGGGAAAGGTAGAGGTCCGCGATAAAGGTTGGAGTAGTTCAAGAACCCCGTTAACTGCTAAGATGTATAATGACCCAACATTTCCTATTGCTTCTACTAAAGCTGCTATGAAAAAAACTTGCCCCAAAGGGTGGCGTTCAATTAGAGATGGCGAATCCTGTGGTATTTTTAATGATGATATGCGAACAAGCGGTGGTAGCGGATGGAATGGTTCTTCTTTTGGTTGTAATTTACCAAACACTGATAGTCATTATTCTGTAGATTGCGAAGATGTTGCGAATGAGGATTTTACTTGTTGGGTTCCTTCAAGGGCAACCGTTCCTCAAGGAAAAGCGGCTTGTAAACCAATTAAAGGGCGAGATATCGGGGATTGTTTATCGTCGGGGGGAAGAGCTCGTAAAACCAGATGTCCTGTTGCAGCAAAAATGGTTATATGGATAGGTAGACCATCATCAAGTTATTTTGCCACGAAGAGTGATATCGTCTCTGTTATGCAACAAATAGCAACAGAATTTCCCAATGTACGATTAACTGACCAAAAAGAAATGGACGATATTATTGCAAAAAATATGGCAAATTGTGCATATGGGTGGTATCGCACGGATGTCTTTAGCGGTACAACTTGGAAAACTGCCAACTCATCATGGAATGGTCCTGGTATTGAAAATTTACCGCTCACAAACGGATATCCATCAAATACTAGTTCTGGCAGTGGTTGCGGCAGTGGTAAACAGATGTTAATAGGTCCCGGTGGTAGCAAAGGTGGTATATATATAACAATAACTGCCACTCAAGAATTCGTAAAAGCGAAATTATCTGGATTAGGTTTTACTTCTAGGATAGTGATGTCACACCAACAGATGATTGCGCCAGTGCCCCCACAAACAAAGCAAGTATGGAGTTTGGGTAGCAAAGGAAATAGTAGTATTTATGTAGCTCCAAAACCAATTAACGCAGAAGGTCCGGACTGGAGAAAAGTTGGTGGACAACTTAAACAATTAAGTACTGGTCAAAAGGAAGTGTATGGAGTTAATAGTGGTGACGCAATTTTCGCTCGCGCAAAAGATCCTGGTAAAAGAAATGCGACCGGAGGAACCGAATGGCGTCAAATTGGAGGACGTCTTTCTAATATTTCTGCTTCAAATAAAGATTACATATTCGGAGTTAATAAATACGACAACATCTATCAATGCAAAAAACCTTGCACTGGAGGTTGGCAAAGGATATCAGGGGGGCTAAAACAAGTGTCGGGCGGACAAGAATACTTATATGGTGTAAATTCAAATGACTCTATTTATAGGGCTAGATTACCTATTACTAATCCTGGTAATCCTCAATGGTCCAGTATCCCAGGGAGGTTAAAATGGATCAATGCCACCAATAAAGACTATGTCTATGGAACTAATAGAAATGATAATATTTATGCGTGTAGGAAACCTTGTAGTGGATCATGGAAGAACATCCACGGAGGTTTAGATAAAATCGAAGCTGACGCAACAAAAGTATACGGGGTGAATTCATCGTCGAGCATCTTTTCTAAACCGATGGATGGAATGGATGCTCAGGGAAATTGGACATACTGGAGTAGAGGCGGGGGTTCAACAAATGTATCTCCAGAGCCTTTTGTGGGAGGTGTAAAAGAAGGATATTCTCCTTTAGAAAACGATATGATTTATCAATGTAAAGTGGCCGGCACTCAAGGTGGCGAATCTGTCCCAGGTGTGAATCCAACTGGTAATTTTTTAGTAGAAAATCGTAAAAAAGAGAAAGCCTCTTTTGCCAAATTACAATCTATGCAAACACAAGTTAAAAAAAGCATTAACCAATTGCAAGGATCAAATTTACAGGTAAATGATTTATATAAAACAAAAAATACGGATTTACTTAAACAATTGGCTAGTTATGAACAAGCTAGTCATGAACTCTTAAAATCTGGCGCTAATTTAGATACATTGAGTGCCCAACAATCCGATAGTCTGTTAAGAAAAAACAGTATTGATATGAGTTACTATCTGTGGCTCACTTTAGCAATTTCTATATTAGGAATTGCTATTACTAAAATTAAATAATAATAATTTTTTTATGACCTATTATTATATATAATGTCCAAAACGAATTGCCCAGGTTCATCAATACTTACTGATGATGGAAAAGCATGCGAGGTTAAACTTGATTTCCCCTTATATTGTGGTTTAACATCTGACTCAGTACCAGGCTGGCCACGATGTTATGATGATAACGCTAAATTGGCTCAATGGGGTCGGCAGGCTGTTGCCGCATCATCTAAATCAGCAACATCAACCAAAAAAGATAAATTGCAACCAAGTTGTTCAGATATTTTAAATGTGCAATATACGGATCTTCTTGACAGTATTAATAATATACACGCTTTCGAAGGTAAATTATTCGAAGATTTAGAGTCGGTGGAAAATGGCGAAGAATCTAGTATGACATCTATGGAAATCAAAGGTAGAATTAGCGATTTAAGTAAATTGAGAAATCAATTATATACAGATTTAAATAATATTCTTACTTCTACTCAATGTAACTTAGCTGATAGTCGCCAAAATTTGGCTGACCAAATCGCCATGGTAGATATTGTTAAAAAGGAACTAGATAATGCTGAAACAGCAATTAAGGAACTAGAAATTGTTAGAAACAATCGCCGCCGCATGGTTCAAATCACAGATTACGAAAAACAAAGATTCGGATCGCATAAAAATATATTCAGAACTATTGCCTTTTGTGGTTTAGGAGTTTTGATTAGTGTTTACTTAGTAAACGCCGGTTGGGGAACAATTGGTAAAATGGGTATTGTTGCTTCTATCGCCATTGGTGCTATCTTCACCATGGGCAGTATTTATTACAATTGGTGGAGAAGTGGAATGGACTGGAACAGATTTAACTTTGGTGAAGGGGTAGCAGCCTCTGGAGGAGATTCCGTATACGAACACGATAAAAAAGCGTTTGACAAATTATATGGTGATAGCAAAACTGCTCTCGGTAATATAGAACAACAAGCAGAAGATGCGGCGGGCAACGCATATTCCGCTGGACAAAAAGTCTATGGTGCCGCAACCAATGTTGCTGGTGCTGCGGCAAGTCAGGTGCAAGGGGCTGTTGATGCAAGTACTTAAAGATACAACATTAATCTTTTTATTTCTAACTATTATACAACTATGTCTGATAATATTCAACTAAATACTCAAATGAATAATATGATAAACGAATTCAATAAACAAAGAGAGGCGGGATTTATCTGTGATACTAAATGTCAAAATAATCAAACCGTAAGAGATTGGCAGCATAAAGTTGTTCAAAAAGAAAATACTTTAGCTAATGCTTCAAAAAATTTATTAAATGCTCAAAGGAAATTGGCTGCTTATGATAGTTCTTATAGACCAACATTTAAAACAAATATAAATGACATGGCTGATAAAGAAATAGATAAACTTCAAACACAGTTTGACACCGCATATAACAGCATAAATCAAGATTTAGATTTTTATGATACACAAATTGCATTTCAAACCTCCTTACTAGATATTAATCAATATCAACAAAATAAATTAAATGACGTATCTGGAAATGTGGCACGCAATGCAGGAGATAATGCAGTTAATCGACGTAAAGCTACTTTTTATTCCAAAGAAACCGGTGTATTAGACCTAACAATTTCTTATCTACAAATTATTTATTGGACTTTATTTGCCATACAAGTCATTGCGACCGTAATGATGGTGAAAAATAAAAAAGGTATGCTCACAATTATTTTGTTAGCTATTTTTCCATTATATAACACATTATACCCCATTTTGCAACATTTTATAACAGCTCTTAGCTTATTTCCATCTCCATAATATGTAATTATTAACTACTATTATGGATTAAATATTATTAGGTACAACATCCAAGTCTTGTTCGAAAGAATGAATAAGTCTATGACCTTTAAATCGACCTCTATCGCATTTACCTAATTTGGATTCCATAAAATCATATAAATCTTTCCCCTTTGGCACTTTTCCCCCATATAATTCAGTATACCATTCAATAAATTCATTTTGTAGGTCTTTTCTTTTAATAGTGCCGCCCTCAACAGGAACAATTCTTTCTTCGAAGAATTGCGCAAAATAATCCTGTTGCATCTTATATTTTTGGCTAGCTGCCAAGACTTGGGGACAATCTTCTACTACACCATTTGTTTCAAAAGCTATTTCCACTAACATAGAGATAAAATAAGGCGCCCACGCCTCAAATCTACTATCGATATCTTTTACACATTTAAACTGGTATGGATATTTGTTTTTTGGAAAATCCTTCTCATTTTCATAAGGTTTATCAAGAAACTTTGATTCAAAATCACATACACGAATTCTCCTCCAAGTGCCATCATCTGTACTTTTAATATCAAATAAATGATTTGTACATACAACTAGTGTAAATTGAGGATTAAATGTTATCGTATCACAATAAAGGGCCCTTCCGGATAACGGGTCCCCACCAGTCAACTCTTTCATAACACCCTCATTTATAGCCATATTTTCAGATGGTTCTTGCATACACGCATATCGTATACCTTTTAACTGTGCGATTTCTGGAGACGCTCCTCCTATAGTAGTTCTTCTACTTGTAACCAATGTGATTGGAACGGTCGCTTTATAATCTCCAAGAGCCATGCTAACCAAATCCACCAATTTCGATTTACCATTGCGTCCTGTACCAGTGTATATATTAAACACTTGATTTTCATTTGTACCTTTCAATGATGCCGCCATATGTTGCCACATATACTTATTTAATAGAGAATCTGGGAATAATTGTTCCATAAATTCTGTGATTTCTTTTTTAATGCTCATGTGTTTTACATTTTCTTCATCCATTTTGATATATTCAATATTCGTACATAACGATACATAATCATCAGGCTTTGTCATTCTAAATTCTTTTTTCTCAAAATCAATAATCCCATTAGTAAAGCATAATAAATAAGGATTATTGTCCAATTTTTCAAGAAATAGTTTATCGAAGAAATGCTCCTTCGCCTCTTTCATAATATTATTCTTGTTGTTGGTTCTTCTCAAATCTAAACCAATGCCCGCAGTTCTTCCTGCTAATTTCTGCAATTTCTTCATTTCATCATCGTCATCGCCACTGCTTTTAGATTCTGTTGGGGATGGATTGGAATCCATATTGGTCATCCTTTCTACCAGTTCTTTTGCTTTTAGTGTATATTTCAGTGCTAATTGACTAGATAATTTTTTTCTCAGTGTTGTACCAGAATCAATATCGCTCCATCTTCCTCCTACCATTTCATACCATACATTGCTCTTAATACTAACACATTTGTATTGGTCTCCATACATTCTATGTAGAATCCCCGCAATATCATAATCTGGTGGTTTCTCGTGCTCAATCGTTTTATTAATAAAATAATCAACGGTATTACATTTGATTTTTTCATACGCTATAGGATTATCCTGCTTGCACCACCACATTATAGAGCCTCTTGTAAGTTCGCAGCATTTTATGTTGAACTCATCTGACCACATGGACCAATACTTAGGTATATCTTGAAAATCAAATTTGTCACTTTTGGCAGAAAACAACATCCATGTTGGAAATAATAACTCGCAGTCACAAGCGTGTAAAGTCCATCCAACTTTTAACCATTCGTCAAATTCAGTGGCTCTGAATTCTGCCAACGCCATTGCAAATTCGTGCACCTCTCGCACTTCATATAAATCATCATTCATCGTTGCTAGTTGTAGATTGTCTTTCACGGCTTTCTTTAACGATTCCAATGTTGTTGGTAGAATTTGATTGGTTGGTGCTCTATACTTTCTAATTTTTATTCTATTCCTGGTTTTTTTTGTGTTCATATTAGCATCTGCTGTTTTACATCTCTCTAATACATCGTCTTTCAATTCAAATCTCACATTATCGCTTTTTCTGGCTGAAATTAAATCAAATATTTCATGATGGTTAATCGTGTCATCCATCATATCTGTATATTCGAATTCATCGTCTCCTGCATCATATTTCATATTCCAATGTTGAATCACTTCGTAAGCCTCATTTCCGGGTTTTCTTGAACCATATAATTGCCAGTTGGTTTTGCCTGTTACTATCCCTTTATCAATAACGCTTTCGTAATCATTTTTCAATGGTAATTCTGATAATATGTAATCGATTCCTTCCAATATATATTCACGCAGCATCATTTGCGCCTCGTGATGGAGATGAATGCCTATTACAATATGTATACCGTCTTTGGTTACATTTTCCAATGTGTTAACATTTGGTTTTTCCAAAATAAATACTGGAAATTCTTCATCCGTTAAAGTTACTATTTTCTGCAATTGCTCTAAATATAGTTCCACTAAATCAGATATATGGTCTTCCGTATGCTGTCGTTCATCAATGTCAACATCATATCTGAAATCTAAATCAATCAATATAGGACCAGCCGTAGGCAACTGAGCTTCTGTTAAGAACTCTTGATGTTTATTTACAAATACTTTATCACAATAAACAGTTTTGAAATCTTCCTTATCTTCCTCATTAATTATATAAGCCCCTGCATATATATTTAGATCCCTGTCTGGAATCCTTGTATGTGTAGAATTAGCGCCTTTACATTTATGTTTATCCAAAAAATCAAATAAGGATAAAACTTGATTACTCATCTTTTCTGTATATTATTATAGATATTTTTATATCAATTTTATTTTAAGATAGTTTAAATACTTATAATAAATCAACAGCATTATCCTCTTATTATTTAAAGCTTACTTATAATTATTTAAACATTTCTAAATAAGATTTATAAATATGAGTTCCAGTTCAAAATGTATGCCTCCTAAAAATCGGAAAAGACTACTACGTGATGTAGTAAGGCTTATTAAATCGCCACTAACAAGCAATGGTATTTACTATTCACACGACGAAGATAATATGTTAAAGGGTTATGCCGTAATATTTGGTCCGGATGATTCACTATACAGATATGGGGCCTATATGTTCGAATTTAATTATCCAACAGAATATCCTTTTGCTCCACCCAAATTAATTTATTTAACCAATGATGGGAAAACTCGATTTAATCCTAATCTTTATAGAAATGGTAAAGTATGTATCTCATTATTGAATACCTGGAAAGGGGAACAATGGACATCCTGTCAAACAATAGAATCAATTCTTCTTAGTTTAGTTGCATTATTGCATAACGAACCACTTATCAATGAACCGGGTATTAAAAAAACACATAGTGATTTTAAATCATATAACTCTATTATTCAATACAAAAATTATGAAATCGCCATTTTAGGTATATTAACACAAAGAATATTACCACCTTCATTTTCTGGATTTTTTCCAATCATAAAAAAACATTTTAAGGAACATGAAAAAATTATATTTGATGAACTCGCGCAATTAGAACAATCGAAAAAGAATAAAAAAGAGTTTAAAACATCATTATACAATATGAACCTTTCAGCAAATTATACCGATTTAACAGAAAAAATGAAAATTGCATTCAAAGAGTTTTTAAATTAAATTGAAAATAAATATAAAACTGTCATTATATATATATTAACATGCACTTTTGCAGTATCTGCCAAAATATGTATTACATTCGTTTAGACGGAGAAGATAATAACAAACTCATATATTATTGCCGAAAATGTGGTCACGAGGATGATACATTGACAGCCACGCTGGATAATATATGCGTATCTAAAACTACTGTTAAAAAAAAGGAGGGCGGTGTAAAACATTTAGTTAATGAATATACTAAATTAGATCCAACATTGCCCAGAGTGACCAATATACCGTGCCCTAATGCAGCATGTATGTCTAATAGAGACCACGAAGGGAAAGATGCTAGCGAAGACCAACTTCCTCACGAAGTTATTTATTTGCGTTATAATGATGCTCAACTTAAGTTTGTGTATATCTGTAATTTATGTGACACTGTGTGGAAAAGCGCAGAAACTAATTAAATTGAAAAA